CCAGAACTCAACGTAACCCCACCTCCTGATTGCACCGTCAGCAGTCCACCAGTAGGCATAGTGGTATCTAGACTTGCGTCTGAAGTCCAGACCTTACTGGCTGCAAGGGTTCCTAACGTGGTTACATCATTATAGTTCAACTCGCGCCCGTAGCAGTTACTTGCGTTTCACTACCCGTAGCACCAATATGTAACGCAGTGGTCTTGACAACCCCTTGATTACCATTAGCATCATTAACTTTAGCCTTACTAGCTACATTACCACCGAGGGTGGCCCCATCTAGAAAATCTAATTCTGTAGCAGTTACACCAAACCCATCAGCAATCAGTTCAGCAAATTCAGCGCGATCCACAGGATCATGACTTACAATACCCATTTATTTATTTCCTTTAATTAAAGTTGTACTACTATTATGTCCATATGGACAATTCATTATGTATCTATTGCAGCAAGTTCTAACTGCGACAGGGCGCGAGTCCAGAGATAGAGGTCGGTGACGGGGCCGTTGAATACAAATGCCCCCGCCGCGTGTCCAATATCAATTTGTGACACGCTTGGCAGAGCGTTCCCTGTTCCTGCTGTCTGTGCCGCCCCATCTTTGTCAAACAGTTGGGAACCAACGAGCATTGAAAAGTCAGCTTTTGATGTAACGCCCGGAACGTATGCCGCAGCCGCTTGTCGAAGCCATTTTTGAGTTCCGCCTATTAACCCCTGAAAGAACAAGGCAGTCGCATTATTCAAATAAATCTGAGCAACTGTCGTCGTAGTGTTGTTGTTAAGCGATGCCGCACCTCCGACATTACTCACCCCCACCCCACGCGAGAACGTGCAAGCCATCGCCTTGTAATTCGCTATCTCGGCCCCGGTGTAGGTCAGGATATCGGCGGCGCGGGGGACGGCTACGGTAGTAGTGGGGATGTAGGGAGTGGCGAAGGCGCCGAGTTCTATATCTACGCCATAAAATGTGTTTGCCCCCTGTGCCGCAGTCGACAACGTTGCCGATGCGTCTGTATTAATTGCAGGATACAAACTTATTAATGCCACGTTTGTACTAGCAGGGGAGGTCGCGGTGATGGAAACGCGCCAATAATCAGCGTTATGGGACGATACAACTACCTGAGTTGGGGCCGTCGAGCCAGTCAAATTAACAACTGTTCCAGAAACGGGATTCAGAACCTGCTGAATATACGTCGTCACTCCGCCTGTATATTTGATTTCAATGAGCGGTGCTACTGTCAGAATTGCTGCCTTCTTGACGAATACTGAAGTTGTGTACGCCACGGATGCCGATACAGCAACATTCCCGCCGGAACGCAAATACAATGCTGCGCCGCCAGTGTCATTCAATACCCATGCGCTTGTTGTTCCATCAGGCCCAATTGCAGTCTGCCCGCAAGTCCCGGTTCCTGTTTCAGTCCACGGCCTTGCACCGCCCGCTTCTGCTGTGTTCCTCAGATCATTGGAATACGTTTGCAAATTCGGCCGCGCCTCCCACGGCACATAGCCCACCAATGGATAGCTTCCAGTCCTCGGAATGGGATTGCCATTCAGGTCAGTCGGGTAGCACTTGACGCCATCTACGCATGACGTGTGATAGGCAGGAGCGGATTCGACGCCCACCGAGACGTAAGGCCTGAGCGTGGTCTGGTCGGTTTCTCCGGTGATGTTGCAGACTTGAAGGTCAGCGAGGTCAGCAACAGATGCGGTGATTACGAGAGTGCCGGCAGTGATTGTCTTGGCGACTCCGACACGGGCAGATGCAGAAGCCCCGAGCGTTCCGGTAGCGCCGCCTGTTCCTGAGAACGTCGCCGTACCTGTACCGATCCCCATGCTGAATTGGTAGGTACCAGCAGCGAGAGTCAATGACTTGTTTCCGCCACTGGCAAGCGTGACCGACGAGGTTGTCCACTGGTTATAAATCCGCAGCGACCCCTTGAATATCACTTCCCCCGCCAATGCCGTGAAGTCGAGATAGCCGGCTGAGTCGTACTTCTGGCCGGTTTCTGTGGTGGCTCGGGTGAAGCTCGGAGTGATGTTTCCGCGAGTCGGGACGACGGTGTGCGTAAGAGGAAGATAAGCGTCTGAAAAATGCCTAGGATTTAAACCACTATCCTCACTATTCCAGAAAGCATAAAGCATATCCTGTAAGCTATTCGTAAAACCATTATCCCTGAGGAACTCAAACCACATATCCTGAACACTACCGGAGTATCCAAGAGAAGTGAAGAGTTTCCTCTCCAAATCCTGAATAGTTCCTACACTATCCCCGGTCTCTGTCGCAAGATAATTGTAATATGCATTATCTATAGAACCAGTGTACCCTAGAGTTGCTAGTGTATCTGCTTTTGCATCATTTATTTGTAACATTAGCTCCCTTTCGGTCTCCCACCAGTTCCTAAATTCTTCTTGCGATTAGCAGTGCGGCCAATCACTCTAAGATTACTAGGAGAGTTATTAAGCTTACCCCTAGCCTTATGTTTAACGTGATCGACCTCTTTTCCGTCGCCCTTATGCACTCTTCCAGCTTTCTCCATCCTACGCCTAGCTGTATTACGTTGCACCCTTCGCTTTTTCTGCTCTTCTGTCCCGTTAAACTTCCTTTTAGCTACGCTAGAGGCTTTAGCCCCGCGTTTATACTCCCCTTTTTTCTGCATTTAAGAACTCCACTAATTTTTTAAATTCTTCTAATGTACCATTCTTTTTGAGATCATTAGCCCTCCAAGATATAATTTGTACATTACCTTTTACATATCCTTTTGAAGAATCAATACGATCCAAAGATGGGTTATTAGGATTCTTACCGTCTCCTCCCGAACTTAGTCTTACAAAAAGAGGAATACCAAGAACAGGACAAAATTCAGGAATGATAATATCTTCAGGTGTCAAATTAAAATCAAATCCAGATTTCTTTGCACGGCTTTTAGCTGTTTGTAATAAATATTTAGCAGGATTATTTCTCCTCCATGTATAGTTATAAACATCTTGTTTAGTTGCACCGTTTTCCAATCTTTCATCTCTTTTCTGTTTTGCTAATGTTCTGGCACACACCCTGCATCGTCTGCATTTAGACTCTAGTAATGCACCACACTGACAGTGTATCCCTAACACTAACCTCGCACTCCTATAGTTTGAGAACCAGTAGGTTTCTCTGTATCATTCTGCATAATCTTCCTGATATAAGGGAGAGTTTCTCCTTTCTTAGGTAGATGATCTTTCCAATCTCCTCCAAAGCGTTCTGCTTTCCCTATAGCTTTATCAACGCTACCAAATCCAGCATTATATCCAGCTAAAGCTTTTTCCCAATCCCCGAACTTCTTATATCCAGCTTTAAGCATATCAATAGTGAAACGCTTATACTCTTCAACAGATTGATTTTGGAGAGGCTTAATACCATATCCGGGGTCTTTAGCTGTATCAGGTTTAATCTGAGTGAGTCCTAAAGCCCCCCTATTAGATTTCAAAAGCTCTCCTGTCTTCTTATCAATATGCACACCCTTGCTCTCAGCTTGAATAAGAGCAGGGAGAAGACTCTCTGCTGTAATCTCCCCGCTAGAGGGCTTTACAGCCTCTACAGCAGGTTTCTGAGGGCTAGGTGAGGGGGTAGGGGCTTGCTTGCTGCTGAAACTGTCTAAGAAGCTTTTAAGGCCATCCTTAGCAGTGCTGACAGTTTCCTCTACAGCTTGCTTAGCTACCCCATATGTCTCAGTGAGAAATTTATCAAAATCACTCACTCTTCACAACCTCATAACTATTCTGCACATCCCTGTAATTACCCCCTATATATTTCTTCTTGCTGCCGTCAGGGAATGTAACTACTTGCCCCGGCTTAAGCCTAGCAGGATCAGGGAAATAACTAGGAAGGATGTTATGCTTATTCTCCTCCCAATATTTATCAGGAGAGACACCAGCAAGATTAGCTCCTGCATTCACAAGCTTATTAAGAGCCTTATTAGAAGTTTCCATATCATGCAGGAGAAGCTTTCTAGCTCCTTCATCCATCATACTGAGCATGATACCTTTCTCTCTAATCTTGGTAGGCTCAAATACCACTCCTGTTCCACCCCATTTAATATCTACTAAATCTTTATTCATAACAGCGGCAGCTCTAGGGTTACCGGGTTCCCTGAATACTTGTCCCATTCTCTCTTCAATACTCTTAGAGACACCCCTTTGATACATCATTCCAAAGACACGATTAGCAGCTTCAGCTTGTTCCTTGTCAATCAAACCTTTATCTCTCATCACCTTATATTCATCAGATGCTAAGAAATTAAAAGCTTTATGTTGATCTTCAATAGAGATTTTATTAACAGGGATTGAAGCAATGTATTGTAGTACATTGTTAGTACCTCTAGCAAGCTCTACAAGTGCTTTATCTCCGTTGGGATTTTCTCCCCTAGCAGCTCTACCAATCTGATATTGTGTTTGCATTAATGCACTCTCAACCTGCTTCGGAGTAAATCCCACATAGGGGTTGCCCTTCTGATCTGCAATACTTCTGATATAAGCACTTCCAAGATTCTCTTCTTGAGCTAATTTTAGGTATTGAAGGGACTGCGGGCCACCAAGAGCATGTGTCATAGCAATAGTAGCTCTTACAGCAGGTTCTTTATTAGCTAGATCAAGAGCTAGTTTGTCCTTCATAAGTTTCCATTGATTAGATACTTCTTCTGCTTTAACCTTGGGATCAATCCTTTTTAAAGTTAATTCCTTGAGGTCATCAAAAAGTTTCTTAGTAGGAGCAGCTAATGTAGGATTCTGAGCAGAAACAGCCGCAATAGCTGCGTCTATAGAACTGAAATACCTAGCCACATTCTGAGATGAGATATCAAATTTATTAGGATCAGTAAGAACACTGTGTTGATTAACCAGATTATCTGCCCAATCAAATGCTGCGGTTAGTTTCTTATCCCTAATTTCTGAAATCAAAGAGAGTGCTTCACTTTTCTGGTTTGCTTCCTCCCTAGTGCGATCTTCTGCACTCATCTTAGAAAACAATTCAAATCTAGAAGAAGCCCTCTTAAGAGATTCATCAGCTCTTGCATTAGCTTGATGCACAGCCCATTCTGCATCAATAACATTCTGCGGGCTCTTATCATCTACTAAGACACCGGATTTCTGCAGAGTCTGAAGCTTCTCTTTCTTCAGTTCTCTAAAGATTGTCTCTTCATCCTTAGCAGCCCCAAGCTCAGAATACTCAGTGAGAGGCTTCATCTTCTTAGCAAACTCTTCTGCAAGTGCAGGGTAATTAGCTGAATATTCTGCCATCAAAGCCCTAGACCTAGCCCCTACAACAGGAGCCTTAGCCCCTTGTGCAAATGCATCAGAGAGAGCTGCTTGTTTCTTAGTGAACTCACCTAAGACAAGATTCTTAGCATCTTCTGCTTCTTTCTTTTTATTCTCTTCCTGATTCTTCAGGAATGTACCAGCAAGACTAGCAATAGGAGCAATCCAAGGATTTGCAAACTCGGTAACTGAAGCAGTTGTTGGTTTAATAACCCCCGCTCCTGCTGCTTGTGGCGCTGCTAGATTTACATTGAAATCTGCCATTTATTCTTCCATTTGTTTTTTAATCGATTCTAGCATATCGCGTTTTCTCTCTAATAGCTTCTGAGGACGATCATCTCCCATACCTTCAGCAGCATTAGCGTAGTCCTGTATAGCAGCATCCATTGTCTTCTCAGTAGGCATATTGCCATGTTTGAACATGTTGTTCATAATGGTGTCTTGATTATCCACCATATCCTTAGCAAGCCTCTGATGAAACCAATTAAGCTTCTCAAAATCACCTTTATATCGAAGGTGAAAGACATTCATCATCCTCTCCTGATATTCAGGGGAGCCAGTGGACATTGCAAACCCTTGAGTGAGCCTACGAGAGAATTCCTTGTAATCTGATTCATTCTCTTCTCTCCAAGCTTTGTTGAACTCACGTTGCTCATTTTGAGCTGCATAATCAGCCATCTCAAGTTTACTATTAAGTCCAGCTAATGCAAGACCTGCGTAAATGAACTTCTCATCTTCAGCTAGTGTACCCCCGTATGAGCCATCTCCTTGCTTCTTAGGAAGCTTACCAAGCTCCATAATAACTTTAGCTTTAGTGTAATGGTTCCAACCAGAGAATACCCCTGCCCACCCATTAAGAACACTGATTGCATCCTCAGGAGTCATACCTTCAACTTCCTTAGTGAAACCGAGGTAACGTAAACTCTTCTGCAGAGCTTCTGGAATACGACCACCATCTTTTACATACAAAGAATAGGCAGGGGTGTTAGTGAATGCTTCAGCGAAATTACCCTTCACCATTCCATACAGCAGCTTAGAAATACCCTCTAAACCGAAAGGTGAAAGACTAGAAAAATCTGCATCAATATCTTTTCCTGCAATCATGGACAAGGCTTTGTTATAAGTGATTGATACTGCCCCATGTGCAATTGCTTCTCTCTGCACAGGGTCTTTTGGCATAACATCTTCACCAAACAACTTACTAACAAGAGCTACACCGGGAACACCAAACAATAGAATATCTGTACCAGCCATAATCATTCTGTTGGGGAAAGGGATACGCCTATCAAACACTGTAGTAAAAGCTTTATGCGTAGCTTGTGCAAACTGGAAGATCAGACCTAAACCATTCTGATTATAAGGCATATCACCAGCAGAAGTCATTCCGTAGGTAAATCCATCAGTGATTTCCAATATCTCATCTCGGACATTAGGATCAAGAACATTCTTTCCTTCCTTCTGGAATTTACGAAACACTGCCATAGTTGTGCCAATCTTCTGACCTTTTTCACCAAGGTCAAAACCCACTCTACGAGGGATAGATGCTAAGTTTCCTGCCATCTTAACACCTCGAATTGCACTGGTCTCCATATCAACGAGAAGACCTCTAACTAGGTTGTGTCTATCAACTGCATCAATAATTCCACTCTTTGTAAGCATATCGTAAAGAGCTTTATCTTCAACAGTTTTTAATACTTGAGGGCCAAATGCATGAGCATGAGCCATTCTTGATAAGTCTGCAGCGTAAGGGCCAAACAGATAAGTTGGATGATAGCCTAATATACGAGAGAACTGGTGGTATTGGATTAAGAGCTGCCGTACAGGAGCGCCAGATAGATAAGCCGTCATACCTCCACTCTTTAGATTAGAGAGAGGCTTACTATCTCCAAGCCACATAAATGCTTTCTCGGCAGTGGGGAAACTCTTAAGAACATTAGCAATAGTGTTCATGAGCATCTTAAAACCCATCTCAGGAGCATTTTGATAACCATGCTCTAAATAGTTTAGATGATGCACAGTGGTTCTAGCTGAAGCCATTTCCTTATCGTAAGGGGTGTTAGTAGCTTTCAATCCATCTACATCACTCCACTTAACACCACCTATACCATCAGACTGAAAGAAAGGCTTCCATTGAGTCATAGCACGTTCTTTTGCAGTGTCTAGCAAATCCCTCATACTCACACGCCTAGAGATGCTCGCAGATGCCCTTGCAGCAGCCTCCATCGGGTTCATGATAAACTGACTGTCCATTGTATTGATTGGAAGCTGATCTCGCTCTAGACGCTCTCCACGGCGTCTCTGTGCAAGCCTGCCGTGTTGCTGCCCAAGTTCCCAATAAGAATCACTACCTACATTCATTTCATTACGGTCAAGACGATAGGAAAAGACTCCTTCATCTTTACCTTCCTGCCTAGCAAGACGTTTAATCATGAGGGAAGCTTCTTCACTGCTACCAGCTATCTCCCTAGTGATTGTGCGTTCTACACCGTCAACTTGAATCTTCTCATCAATAAACTGTCGACCATTCTTATACTCAACAGTATGGTATCCTTTGAGATAGTTCAACACTTGATCATTTTCATTCAACACCCTCAAGTATTCATCAGGAGTATTGCGAACAAGAACATGCTCAATATACTTCCCTTCAATCTCTACAGGATTACGTAATTTAGCTAACGTACCACCTGCATCATATAAGGTATCCCTTTCCAGCTTTTCAACTACACGGAGTGTGTTCGTAGCAGGGTCAATCACCTGTACAGGAGCGTAGAAAGGATTACGTCCTAAAGGTTTAGCTATATATGAATCACCTACGTTATTAATGAATTTCTGATAACCTTGATTAGCTAAGGAGATATTTGCATCCCTATTCTCAAGCCAGAAATGGGTATCCCAATTCTTTCTAAACTGTTGTAATGCTTCAATCTCTTCTTTGACAAATCCTCTACCAAGCAACGTAGCTGTGTCTTCTTCAAACCTGTGGTAGTTAGCTTGATTGATATACTCAAGGATAGAATGTCTACGCTCTGAATCAAACTTCCTAATATCTTTAGCAAATTTATCATGCATCTTCAAGAGTTGCTTCTCTAGACGCACTCCTTTACCAGTAGCGGTTGATGCAGGGCCAGTGATGGCCTTATGCACCATTGTAGCTGCGGGCATAATGTGAGACATGAAACTACCGGATTTAGGGTCTTTAAACCCCGGAACCCAAGGCATCCTATCAAAGAAGTTACGCTTAGTATCCAAATTGTCAAATAGACCACCTAAATCAGAAGTACGTACAGGGGAGTTGCTATCTACTTGAACTAAGTAGCTACCTTCTTTACCTGCAGTCTCGGCTAAAGTAGTTGGGATATATTCATCCCCCTCTTTCTTCAGAAGAGTAATATCACTATCGTCTACTCCAAAGCGAGCTAAGGAGAATTTAGTTTGAGCAATAGCCTCTTCAGGGAGAAGAAAACCACCTTTAGGAGTACCGAAAGTAGCTTTAAGAATCTGACGATCACCAACTAAACCTGTGGCAATCATATTATCGTGAGGGGTGATACCTTTAATACCGCCCACTTTAGCTGCAAAATACTCTTTGATACGTTCTTGTTCAAGCTCAGTGAAACGCCTAAGACTCGTATCTGTAACTTCAGAGATTATTTCAGCATCAGGCATAGGAATTTTACTCTCTATATTACCCTGACGCGTAAGAACTTGTGGGAGCATAGGCTCTGCAAGAGCTTTATCCCTCGTGGTGCCAGTGAGGGCTTGAGCTACATCATCACCCTCACTCTTAGCCACTGCAGCGTACATAGCCTGAGCCTTGCCCGGATTAACATCCTCAATAAGCTTAATAGGAGACATAGGAGCAATGTCAGCAGTGGGGGCACGTAAGTCAATATCTTTAGCTACTTGAGCTTCAGACTTAATAAACTTACTAGAGAGTTTCTTTACTAACGGTTTAGCAAGACCAGTTACACCAAATACATCTAATACACCAATTGTATTATCAATCCATGCAGATGCAGTACCATATTCCTGACCACCAATAAGCTGATCTAGAAGCTGAGCTTTAATATACTGAGCATCTTTAGTCCAGATAATACGAGGATCATTTTGAACTAAATCAGCAATCTCTTTAACTTTCTTCTTTTGCTCATCAGGAGGAAGAGCTTCAAGACGATCCCTAATCTGCTTAATAGAAGTACCCGGCATAAGTGCCGTAAGCATAGGGGCTTCGTCTTTACCAAGAATCTTGAGAATCTTGTTATAGATACCAAATCCTGCTTTATTGATAGAAAAAGGGGCAAGGTCTTTTTCAACTACTTCACCAGTAAGTGATGCTGCAGAAGAAGAAGCTAATGCATAAGAACGATTGATTAGTTGTTGCTTCTCTTCCTTAGCTCCATTAATAACATTCCACTGTTCAACTCCGGAGATACGAACACTCTCAGCTTCCCTGCTCTCATTCTTACTAGGGCTTGCTGCAGCCGCTGAGATCACCAGAGCAGGGGTGGACATACTCGCTTCACTATTGAGGCCAGCCAGAGCCGCTCTCTTGGTCTCTATATCAATGTTAGGATCAGAGAGAATACTCATCATCCCTTGTTTATCACTAACACTCTGTTTCTGTTGAGCTTTGCTGAGAATAGACTTCCTAGTAAATTCAATCCCTTGTTCAGCTTCTCGTTGTATAGCTTGATAATTCTGCACAAGTTGGGAAGGGTCTTCAGATAGCAAAGCTGTAAGGGCTGCTTGATTCCTTTTAGAGGCTTCAGGCATACGGATAGTTGAAGGACTCTTCATCTCCTCAACCATATCATCTAAATTAATTGGGTAAATCTCTGCTACGCTATCTACTAGGTCTGTCATATTTATTGTCCAGTATAGGTTGTATCTTTATTTATTACTGTTGCTGGTTTCTGCGTGCTGCTTGGAAAGATAGAATTAAATCCACCAGCTTTATCAAAAATATTCATGGATAAGCCAGCTACTTGACCCCATTGATTAGCATCAACCATATTGCTATTAGCTGAGCTTAAGAAGTCTGCTGCATCCTGTCCTGCATCACTAATGTTACTAGCTGCTTGCCTTTGTCCTAAGTTAAACCCTATGTTAGAACCAAGCTGTGTGGAAAGACCACCAGCAGCACCGGCTTCACCAGAACTACCAGTGACGCCAGTATTAGCACTAGACTGTATCAGACGGGCACGCTTTACACGTTCTTCTCGAATCTGTTGCCTACGTTCTGCAGCAGATTGTGCAGCTTGAGCGGCCTTCTGCTCATCCCTAGCTTTACGCTGTTCTGCGTTAGCATTCTCTTGATTACGCCTAGCTTCATCTTGAGCATCCTCTTGTTTCTGTGCAGACATAATACCAGAGACAAGGGATACAGCAGATATAACTACTTCAATACCCATTCATATACCTCATATCTTATTCCATCTTTTTCTACTGTCTCAAAATAGGTTCCACCTAAGAGAGATGCAAATTTAGGATTAGGTGTAACCGTCACTAGACGATGTACACCTTCCTTCTCTTTTTCATTTAATAAACAAGCAAAGACTCTAAACCCCTTCTTTAATGAAGATATATTCCAATTCTTCACTTCACAATGAAGGAAATACTCATTTAAGGTTGAATTACATTCTAATTTGAAGTCTTCATCTTCATAATAGATCATGCTACACTATTTCCTGTTAATGAGAGATTCCAACCAAGGATACGACAGTCCTTACCAGCTTCTGTCTCAATATACATAGAGAATGCTCTCCCACGTCCCCTCACTTTATTCTTAGTAGTAATCACTTCAAATCCACTGTCGTATTCATCAGATGGGCCAGTGATAAACAAAGGCTTACGATAACGATAGGTCTGGAAGAGACTACTCCATCTATTAGAATTGATGGTATTAGCAAAGTCCCATTGAGACCTCACTAAACAAGAAGACTGATTATCAGGGACAAGCTCACCATTTACAGTGACAACTCCGGATTCAGTACGGAGGAAATGCATAATCAGATAAGGGGTTTGTTTATAGATACTAGAATCACCAGCAGTGACGCTACCGAGAAGCATGTATCCTTTAGCATCAATCCCAATACTATCTGCAGTATACCAATCCAAGAAATCAGTATCTTTGTATTGTGAGAATGTGTATCCTACATTACCTGTCACTGTTGAGAATAAGGTGACATACTTGAGGGACTGGATACCCGAGCTTCGTGAGCTAACATTAATCTGCACCTGTTCACCATTAGAAACAACATTCACAGTGTTAGATACAACATCTACAGGAGATATACCAGAGATGAATGAAGCTGAAGAGATTATACCAACAATCTCAGGGGTATTCGTTGCTAGATTAAAGAACCTAGTCTTAGAGAATGCTCCTAGCTGAATATCAAATACAAGCTCTCTAACTACGTTCACATTAGACCTGTCGAAGTCTGTATTGAATAACCAACGAATCTTCTTATCAAACTGGTCATAGAATCCTGTAGCAGTCTCTTGGTCAGTAGTCTCAATACTATCGTAGTAGGTTTGAATGGTGGCTGCAGAAATACTATCTACAACCCAATCACCAAATTGATTCTTAGCAATACCAAAGATACCTTCCTTACCCCAAAAGAATATCCTGTCATTAACCACTACAACAGATTGTGCATTGTTGCAACCAAAAGAACTGATACGAGTTACGGCATAGTTCGTTGCAGAGAATCCATAATCACTACCACCAGCAATCTTCCAAATACCATTATCTGCTAGTACAAACAGATCACTTGAAAGGCCAATCAATGCGTAAATGCGCTTAGCGCCAGAGATACGTATAAATCCGCCATCAGTGTCAACAAGATCACTGTTTTCTCTAGAAGTAGGATCGCCATGTTGATAACACTTAACTGCATCTTCTTTACTCTTGATAACTTGAGAGAAAAGGACAAAGCTGGATAGGACAGGAGAATTAGAACTAGCATCTGTCAGATCACCAGAGAATCCGGAATAGAAGATACGACCAGCGAAATCCTCTACTACTGAAGCTCCACCAGATGTAATATCTGCAGGAAGAGTAGCAATAGCATAATTAAGAGCAGGAAACTTAGTTCTATTATCTCCATATGCAGTAATACGAGAAGCCCCCCTACGAAGGGCATCAATAATGAAATAACCTTTAGCGGCTGGTGCATCAAGCACGAGAACGTCATCATACATTGCTGGATAGATGCGTTCAAAAGGAGTACCAGAAGTTACAGGTTGGAATTGCAGACCTGTATAAACTGTCTCAGCATTAGAGGGGAAAGCTGTATAGTGGTTATAGAATAAGGTTACAGGATCGCTGAGCGTCCCTGCTGTATCTTTACGTGGGACACCCCATCCTTGATTACGTAAATTGTACTGAAGGACATCTGTACTGACAGTGGCACGAAGATTTATATCATTACCATCAGAACTAGGTAAGCCCCACAGATCACGCACCAGAAGACGATCCTGTGAATACGTGAAAGTAGCTCCATCCCAACTAACGATATGAATGTCATCTGTACCTGCCGCAATAATCAGAATACCATCTACGCTGCCGTAGGAGAACTTAACAGCAGGATCAGTACCTGTGAGAGTCACAGAACCTTTGTAGCCATCCCTAGAGATAGAGTCATAGCTTGAATCATAGATGTCAATATGAGCGCCAAACTGAACAACGATAAATTCATTGTTGGCGTCATTACCTGCACTGAACCATTTAAAGGAAGAAGTTGCAAGCCCTTTAATGTCCGTGCTGTTATATCCTGTAGAACGTAATTGATAATTCGTTTCAAAATCTACACCAAGACGCCTATCTCTAGAGCCATTGATGTTAAGCTCAAAGTTCTCTTCATCCCTGCTGGCATCAGCAGGAAAGTTAAGAGGACTAGCTTCGGTAAGAAAGCCCTTAATGAAGGAGCTTATCTCAGCTTTCTTTACGGGCTTTACCATTCTTCACTTCCTTCTCTTCGACATATGCATCAATTATTTCCTTTGCAATGCCAACAGAAGTGAATAATCCATTTAGCACTGCGGGAATCTTACCCCCTTGCCCTGCAGTTGCTACACAATAAGAGTTAGGGCTTTTAGGGGCTGGCCTAATTAGGTAGCCCTTGTATTCTTGTACGTAATCAGTTGCCATTATTTTCTACCGTAGTTGGGAGTACGGATACCCCCTTGAACTTTCCATGCTTTTCTAGCAAGCCAACGTTGTTGCCTACCAGCCTTTTGTTCTGCTTTTTGATTAGCCATCTGCTTTAAAACAATGAATGCCGTACTCTTCGCTTCTTCAATAAGAGCTGAAAAGGCTTCCTCAGGCAGATCGGGATAAGCTGCATCAGTGTGAACCCATACAGGTTCCTGATAGAGAATAGCTTGCGATTTAGCCTCTTTGAGAGCATCATCAATAGCACTGTCGTAAGAATCACAGACAATATACTTGTCGTCAAATGTAGTCCAATATTCAGGTGCCTTATCATTCTGCACTAAGAGAACAACACCACTAAAATCTTGAATCTGATCTATGTTGGAGTTGTCGCTGTTACGTGCATATACAAGTTGCAGGAATTCATCAGGATACTTCCAAGTGATGTCCCTGTATTGAACACGGGTTTCACCAGTCTTAATCCCATTATACTTGATAGAGACAAGTTCTTTAACCCTGTCTGGAATCTGAAAGTAATTAGGATAGGTGGTGCCTAATGCTGTGAGTTTTGCAATTTTCTTCAGATGAGGCCAATTGCGATTACTCAGCATCTCATTGTATGTGGCCCTGACGATACTAGCTACTTGTGCAGCCTCCACCGTATCATCAATACTATTAACTTCGTCTGAATCTAAATCGTTTAGAATCTCTTGAGTGATCTCAAGCAAAGTTCTCTTTGCCATATATCCTCTTACGTTACGTCAATTACAACTGTGATATGTGCCCGTGAAGCAGCCGTAGTAGTCTGACCTCCACAAGCAAACTCAATAGCTTGTCCTGCTGTGACAGTCTTAGCTGCCGAAGGTGTAGCAGAATCAACATCACCCGCTGCTGAACCAGAGTAGGCTATAGTTAGCACACCATCCGTTACAGCAACAGTAGCAATCTTGGCAGTAATCACAGTATCAGCAGTTGCTATAGCTTGGTCGATTACTGAGTAAATCTTTAGGATATCTCCTGCATATGGAGATACAATGTAATAACTAGTTGCTACATCTAAGTCTGCAATATCAAAAGACAACACCATCAGGTTAGTGTTTTTGATACTGGTTGCATCTAGTTGGTCAACAGTGATTTTCTGCCAGCTACCACTAGCTGCTCCATCTGAGACATATACCTTATCCTGCGTAGCAGCAGCTACACCTTTTGGTTCGTGGATGTATGCATCTGTAATATCTTTATGTTCTATAGTCATCTTATTAAGCCTATAAATGAAAAATGGGAAGGAGTTTTTAGCTCCCTCCCATTAGTTTACTTCTCTCCGCTTAAGCCTTAGCTACGCACTGATATTCAAGGATCAGAGTGCCCTTACCGCTCGTAGCAGCAACAGCAGCATCACCTTCAAGTTCCATAGCAATCTTGGCAGCAGCAGCCGTGCCAGAGGCATGCGCTACATCCCAAGTGCCTTCACCATCATTCGCCAGAGCTTTCAGGCCAACAGCCTCAAGTTCAGCTTCCGTGATGATGAATCCGTCAGTGGCAACAGAACCAGCAGCGCCGACAAGCAGCGTAGGGGTAGTACCAGTAACAACAAATGCCTCATCAACTTGGAGCATTGCACTCACAAAGTTGGCATACTTCGGAATGTACACCGGAGGCATGAAACCAGCGACAGCATCAGCGATGCTCTGACCGGTCAGATCAATACGCACAATGTACGTAGTGTTAGTCAGACGTTCTTGACCAACTGCACCGCCCGTAGTACGGACGCCGTAGTGATTGTAAACGCCGAGGGCGGAACCGTTATCGTAACCCATTATAAATCTCCTTAGTAGCTCGTAGCCGAGGTAATGTAGATGCCAAGCGTATCTTCACGCTGACCACCGAAACCCCAACGACAAGAGGTTACAAACTCATCCCGACGCAAGTCCTTATTACGCTCGCCTTCAACGCGAGGCATCCGACGCCATGCACCCATAATAGGCTTGGTATTGTCATCAGCAACGCTCATGAACACGTTAGCAACAGCACCCGAGACAGAGGTAGTACCATCCGAATAGGTGCCCTTAGGCAGACGATTCGAGGTGATAATATCAAAGCCATACAGGTTCATCAGATACTGGTGGTCACGGGCAAAGCCGGATTCCAGAATCTTCTGGCCGAACGGAGTAACATCACGGCTGATCGAAACCAGCTTATCCAGAGTGGCAGCAGTGACGGGATCAAGGATCGCAACACGACCAGCAGTGGGGACATTAGCTTTATCGAAGGCCAGCTTCATAGCAACGATGTCCGACAGAGCCAGAACGTTGTTAGTAGCGGTCGAAGAGATACGGTGAGCAAAGCCATTAACCAGATTGGCATTGGCATTAGTTTGAACCGAATTGCACTTAGCGAGGAAGCGGCTTTCAAACACTTCTTGAATAGCACGGGTGGACTCAGCCGAACGGCCAGCCATCAGAGCTTCAACTTGCGAGCCATCTTCACGCAGTTCATCAGTTACGTACCAAGCATCGCCAACATAGTCGGTGATGGTCATGGTGACAGTACCCGACTCAATCGGGGAATACGAGAACGGAACTTCTTCAGCACCATCTTGAACAGTTACAGAGCCGATGGTCTTGATGTTCAGGGTAGTGCCGGAACCGAAGTCCGAGACATTACGCCAGAACGAACCCGGCAGCATTCCGTCATGGAGGTTGCGGAGAATGAACCCGCTATCCTGCTCTGCCTCAATGAACGCAGTGCTATTAGCACGATTTTGCGACATTAATTAATATCCTTATTAGAAACCACCAAAACGCTTAGCGTATACCTTGGGGTCAGTTAAATCAAATGTAGTGAGACCTTGGCCGTGCAGTTCTTCAACCAGTTTCTTGCTGTTTTCGCGTTCAGCTTGCAAGTCTGCCGTTGTAGCACCAACCAGTGCCGAAGTCTTGTTACTACCAATGTATGTGTCTTGATGAGAAGTGATTCCTGTAGTATTAATAGAACCCCCTGTGGGTAGTCCAGAAACTTGTGCAGGTACAACCTTATCAATTCCAAATAATTTCAGTACTGCGGTAGGGGATTGAGCTGCAAGAGAATTAATCTGTTCTGCAGACATACCCAACTCTTTTGCCTTTCCGTAGAAAGTTTCCTGTGCCTTATCCCCGAACTGTTTCTGCACAGATTCAACAACGCTATCAAGATTGGCTTTCTGCTTCAGTGCCACTTCTCTCTGCGTAAGAGTTGCATTAACTAAACTCGTTACATCATCTTTAGAGATGGAAGCAGGAGGAGTGCCCTCATTACCTCGATTCTGCAGATTGAGCTGTTCAATAGATTGTTCAAGAGTCTTCAAGCGTTCAACCTCTGCAGACAAAGCTGCAAGCTGTTGTTCAGTCTTTTCCTTTTCACTCTTCAATTGTGGAATGAATTCCTGAGAATGCCGAAGGGCTTCAAGAGCTGTTTGAACATCTTTGTACTTAGGCTCACCACGTTCATTTTTAATGGAACCAAGCAGGTCTGCATAGGCTGCATTAGTAGAATCGTTTTGGGGAGTAACTTCCCCACCAGTAGCAGGTGTGCCACTGAAAATATTTGCATCATTAGGCATTGGTATGCTTTAATCCTGTATGTATCTATACTTAAGTATTATGCTAGAAGTAAATTATATGAAAAATATAATTCTATATAATTCTATTAATATAGATTTTGTTTTATTCAGTTTTTAAGTATTTCTTAGTATTTCTAAGTATACTTAAGAGTATCTACTAATACTACTTTTTTAAGCTTTTTTACAAAATTTATTCAAATAAACTGATAATTTCGTTAATTGCCCTCTCATAACCTACAGAATCTGCTTGTTTGAGTGCCCAATTAGGAGAATCATATGCATCCTTAAGGGTTGTACCCTTATGTGCAGCAGCTTGTTTCTCCTTCATAATCTCCACAGCCCTTGCCCTAAGACGAGCATTTGAGGAGAAGAGGAGTTACATTTCCTCTTTCTCCTGTGCAGAAAGTCCTTTAGTCCAGTTTAGTTTCATGCAATCTGTCCTGTAGAAGGATCAACAGAAGCTTCCATCTGAAGGTCTTCTTGAGCCTGTGATACCAATCGCTGAGTCTCTTGCTGCTCAAAGATAGCAATGTTAGGTTGGAATAGAGCAAATCTAGAAAGGCCACGGGTATCCTCAACAAGTTTAGCCATAGCCTTAGAAGACGTATGTGGAGCAAGCATCTGCACCATAGCTTGATTATTCATCAGCCCTTGTAGATTCTGCATCAATTGAGCTTGTGCAGCAAAATGCCTAGCACCAACAGGACGAAGCTTACCGGATGCAGTGATGTCATCCCTCGTAATTTCCATGAATTGTTGAACACCTAAGTCATCATCCATAACACGGATTACATCACTAGCATCCATCTTACGTCTTCCAACTTCCAGCATAGCATTCAAGGTCATTTCAAGACCCTCAATCTCAAAGGTATTAACCTTCTCTTGGAAGATACGACCAGCAGCATTCTGTAATTGCTGTACTTCAAATGCAGTCTTCTCACCCGGAGTGCGGATACCCATAGCTTCACTAGGAGCACCTGCAAATTGCTCCATAAGAGCTAAGATGTAGTTGATCTCATTGTTAGCCTGAATCACCCACTGTGCATTCTTAGCAAGTTCAGTTACATTCCCATTCTCATCCATGTGGATTTCACCACCGGGTTCATACGAGAACTCTTCCACTTCACCAGCAATAAGCAACGGAGGAAATACAGCCAAGTCCATAGCATCAGCCTTAAGATTCTCAAGGTGATCTAGACGATATTGCAGCCCTACAAGGTTATCTAACGGCCCCATAGCCCACAGATTATCAGGGCGGGTACGCCAGCCTACATGATAGATTGGGGCGTGTCCTAGCCAGTTTGGGATGTCTTCCTTACGGATAACCCACGCTCGGTCAATAACCGTAATAACCTTACCCACCTCAAGTTTCTGAGTAGATTGCGTATACATGTCGCCATAGAATTCTAATACCTCAACATAGCCACTCTGCAGATACTCATGGTAATTACCAAAGCCGTCTACCATGAATCCTTCAGACTTATCCAGATCATCGAGTCCATAAGAATTAGCATGTTGCATAAGCTTACTACGCTTAGCAAGGGCTGCCTTAAGATATTCATTACCCGGTTCATCCCTGAGCATCATCTCAAGCTCACCAACAGTCTTCAAAGCTCTAACAATCTTGAAAGAGTCTTGGAAGTTATTAGCAAGAGGATTAAAGACAATATCCAGAGGGGAGATACGACGAGCTTTAGGGCCAATGAAATTAGGAATCTTATTACCTTCAGCATCCATGATATAGGATGCTTCATAATCTACAGTGCTGAAGCAATTCCCATAGTCAATGTAATCATAGATAAGCTTACTGATCTCAGTACGGAAGTGCCCTGTACGCGTCTTATTAGCCATATATGCTTCAATGGCTTCAGACTTCTTCTTAGTAGCTCCTTCCTTCGTGTATGCTTCCCATTTCAACCAGTCATCATTAGGGAACAATGCTGAGAGGTAGTTTGAATGTAGGTTGTCACGAATCTGACAAAGCTTAGGAAGCGTAGTGCTATTCTTCCAAGGGAGCTTCTTATTACTGGTAGTGCGTGTATCTGTAGCAAAGACGTAATTACGGAGTTCCCTCCATTCATCACGCTTAGGTTGCATCTGCTTTACATAGGTGTCCCATGTATTAGCAATATATTTTGCTTCACCATCTTGTTGAAAGACGGTAGAGAGTTCAAGAGGCTTACGCGCCATAATATCCCTTATCTAAAATTGGTTCCACCGAACCTCTGGTTGAAGTAAACGACATTAGTGCGCTCATCATCAGCGTAACGTGAACTCTTAGGCTTCACTGCAATCTCAACTGCAGAAGCTAGAGCATCTTTGATGTCATCATGCGGAGGTCTAGCTAAGATGAGTTCTTCTTCCAGAACATCTATATAGCCACCTTTGTAATGCCAAACTGTATTGTTGTCATAACGATGTTCGAGAGCTGCAGAAATCCGTTCTTCTTTAGACCCTAGATTACGAGTGGGACGAAAATCATCAATAGAAAGCCTGAGACCCTCCTCTCTAATCTTATCCTTTAAATCTCTGACAATGATGGACTGTGCCACCGTTACTTCTGCCCGAAGCTTTTTAAACTCCCATTTTGAGTGAAGATGCACAATGTGGGTGAAGTATTCAGAAATCTTATCAGATTTAAATCTATCAATATCAAGAACATAGATGTAGCCCTCAGAATCAATCCCGATGACTACTACTGCAGTGAAGTCAGCCTTCTTATGTAGAGAGAAAGCAAAGTCGATAGAGGCATATACATTAAGCTTCTTGCCCTTAATGAACCAATGACCATCTTGCTGCTTTAGGAACTTCTTGTCGTAATACTGGAACTTATCCTTATTAATCCGATTACTACCGGGATCATTAGGATTGTTGTAATACTGAGCATGGAACTGAATCTTGTCAGAATACTCTGCCCTAATACGAGCTAGGTTCTGCATATCAAATCCAAAGCTCTTTCCATCGGAACGAATACGCTTAGGCCAGATAAACAAGCCCTCAACCTCTACAGCAAACTCTTTAATCTCCCATACAGGCTTCCTATCTACGATTTCATCTTCTGCATTATAAACCTCATACTCCTGAGCCTTCCACGTAGCGTAGATGTCTGAGGGGTGGTATCGAGTACCACATGCAATGGTGAAACCTCCTGCATTGCGGATAGAGGTGAACTGAGAGGCTTTCTTCATGACACTCTCTCTACCATCTTCCGTATAGGCATTCTCTGGAACTACCAAGTCATCAGGAATGATTACGTCTGCGTGCCATCCTGTCGTATTGGTCGTAAGACCTGCTGTAGCGATTGTAGCATCTCGAATACCTTCAGTCTTACGCTTCTCATGGTCAATGCTCATCTTCCTCTGCGACCATTTCTCACGTAGCCCTTCTTGATGGTTTACATATTCAGGGAAGTATCGCTGGTAGATATTAGAACCTAGGATGTTCTGGATGGCATAGAGCTGAGTCTCTGCAAGTTCCGCAGTAGCAGAGACATACAGCATAGTAATCTCAGGATGCCTAGTAATCATCCATGCACACCATGTAGCCACCATATGACTCTTAAGGTGGGCACGGGGGAGAAGGATTAGCTTATTGCTAGTCTGAGAATCTCCCCTTCCGAAGAGATTATAGTCCTCAAGCCATTTAAAGATTTCCTTATGCACATCACCATACATGTACATAGGATTAACCAGTTGAGCAAATAAAAAGAGGTCAGTGAAAGCTGTTTCTCTAATTTGCTTTGCTTCCTTTGGCATCTTCTCTAATTTCTTCTTTGCTAAACTGAGCCAATCATCCATTATTTCTTAGGTGAATTGTAGTTGATTACCATGCGATGACCAAACAGGAAACCAAATACAACACTTACACCCTCCAGAGCCATAAATCGAATAGGTTCAGTCACAGAAGGAGTATACATAGTTGCTATACCCCCGAGAATGACCACTGCAGCCATGATATAACGACTGGATGCACGAAGATCAACCACCCATTGACTCGGAGTGCCATAAGGGTTATCCAGCTTAGCCAGAGCCTCTAACGTAGCATTATCTGATTCTTGCAACTTAATCTTGTCATCAACTGTCTGCGGTTGTACACCACCAGTCCATTTAGTAATTGCTTTACCAATTCCATCAACAGCCATCGGAACTAAAGCAGAAAGGATTGTTTCAATAAGCATTTTAGTATTCCCACATTACATTCTGCGGAAGATTAGGAGAATCATCTGCATGAATGAAAGTTTTACCTACACCAATTCTAGTAAAGCCCACTTCTAACAGAGCTTTAACGATAGAGTACCTAGAAGGGCTCATAGAGGCTTCAATATCCACGGCATAGCCTTGGGTATGGGCGCTCTCTGATTTCCCGCCTACGGCCCTATTATGGGCCTCACAACGGAATCCTGAAGTGATCTTAAAAGCCACTTCAGCAATTCCTCTAGCTTTGTCTAATTTCTCAAGGGTGGAGGGCATCATTTCATTGCGTCCACAGCCACATTTACACTTGAATTCATCAGGTTTAAAATACTTCATCCTACATTCTCCGTACCGAATAGACGAACAACGTCAGCTCCGTATTCACTATCTACCCTAGCTTGGAACTTCTTCTCTCGCTCAATATCCTGCTTAGAAGGACGACCAGCTCCTTTATTAGCCCATCCCCTATCAGCGAACCACTTAGCTGCTTGATAGTTACCTGATGCAGCAGAAGTGAGCATGTGCTTAACAGCACGGCTACGAAGCTTCATTTCCAGCTCTTCACGCCATTCATCAATGTGACGACCGATGAGTTTATTCTCATATAGACGTTTCCAATGCTTGAACCCTAAGAGATACTTCATAGCGAAGTCGTATTCAGTAGGGTCTTCCATCTCTAGGTATAACAACTTCAGAGAGGGATAGGTTTTGCCTTCATGCTCACAATGATATTCCTTAAGGGAATACACAGCCTTATCCCCATAAGCAATCTCTAAGAATAAAGATTGCGTAAGAGGTTTACCGCCGTTGTCTACTAAATCAGCTTTAGTAGGAATTTTAATTTCCATCTTTGTTACCTTTAAGCAAATGCTTCAGAAGAATACCACTGAGTTCATCAAATTTAGAACCTAAGGAATCCATAGACTCTTTGATTGTGGTTTCTAGTTTATTGAACTTAGTATCAAGTTCTGGTTTAATATAGTGATTCTGAGCAATACGTAATTCAAAATCATTGAGTCTTGTCACATCATCATCATGCTTCTTGAAGAGAAGAGCGATAGACTTAGCTTGTTCTACATCCTTCTGTCGTAGGAGATAACCTACAACACCCACTAGACAGAGGATGCTAGTTTGAATGAGCCAAGGCTCCATTACTGGCTACCAAAGAATGCACAAAACACCAATGCCATATCAAATGCAGTACCACCGTTTGTAGAAGTAGACACTCTACAAGAACCTGCTGCAGGAGGTGTAGCGTAATGCTGCTGGAAGAGAGCATTATTATCAGTAGCACCCCTCGAACAACAACCAGTTACACAGTAGTTGACAGATGCAAAATCTGTACCGAAGTTTACTGTATAGTCTCCAACACCATTATATGTAACTGAATCTACATTATAACCAGCGTCCACAGTACATACACCACCAGATACTGAAAATCTCACCCATGCCTTAGCTGAACCTGCAGATGGATTTGCAGATGCATCTACATAAGCCTTAACACTTTGTTGACTAGGAACAGCAGTGGCGCTGTCACTCACCATTGTATCTTCATCTTTAAAATCAATAAGAGAGGCAGTGCCACTACCGCTAAACATAGGAATCTTATTAGCTGCACTAGTGAGGCCAGCCAGAGCTGATAAGTCTGCATCATATGCTTGAACATTTGCTCCAATCTGTACACCTAGGTTCGTTCTGGCAGTTGCAGCATTAGCTACATCAGAGAGATTATTAGCAGCAAGCATGTCACCAGTACCTACTCCTGCAGCTCCTTGCTGAGCTAACACTTCCCAATATGTAGCATTAGGGGGGGTTTGATTGGTATTGGCTAGAATACAGATATAAGAACTACCACTGACACTAACAGCATCATTTACAACATAGGCTGTAGCCCCACTCCAAGCTCCAAGCCATACAATCTTCTGATCTGCTACAGTGACAGCACTAGCCGCAGCAGCAGCTTCACTAGCAGCAGCATTAGTCTCAGATACGGCTGCAGCAGCAGCAGAAGCTAATGCATCAGCAGCGGCACTATCCGGAGCAGTATCTACATAATCCTTTGTAGCAGCTTGATGTGACAAGGTGGGGACAGGGAGATTATACAAACTCTTGCTATTACAATCAATCGCTGTAATCAGCGTATTAGTTTCACCTATAGGATTGTCCCTATATAACACCTTATCATTCAATTCAGAATGAATTGTTTGGAAGTTGTTATTAATCTTTGATAAGTCGTAGCCAGAGGCCACACTATCTAATGTAATCTTACTCATACTCTCCTATCTCTTTATATAATGGTGTCGCAATCTATGTCTTCTTATGCAGACACAGGAATAATTGACAAGGCATCTTGTCCCTAAATCTTATGTACTCTCTTGTTTATACGTAGGTATTCTTAGAAGGGCTATTGTGGTAATTTCTGTTAGAAATTTAAAAGGTGGAATGCACTATAAGGAAGTACCCCCATGCCCCCTGCATGGCCCCTGTGTGTTGCTCTCAACTATTTGAAGATTAAATCTTCAGAGTCTGAAGGAATATTCCTTGCTAGTAGCAAGATTGATACCAGTGTATATAAAATAGTACGATCGTTCGGTTATTTATGTGAAATACATCCTCACGTATGACTTCACCTATACACTATGACAATACATCATAATATATCCTTATGATTCAGACACTTACATAGATTATATGACACGCTATCGTGTCCCTAATCCTTATAAATCATACACTTACATGTTACCAGTTGATTGCGACACTGTTTATACATACAGCTATACTGTACATCTGTACAGCATTGATGTTAGTATGCACTTACTCTCACGCTATTGATGGTTAGCGACCACTAACATATAGCCTTGTGACTGCATTACAGCCTCATGGTGCCTTTCAAATACTTCCAGGCTATCCCTGCATACCCTAAAGGACGTTCGCCTTACCATCGAATGATTAGGGCGTATATCGTGATTTGCTTATATAGCCTATGTTTGCATACATGGCATAGATGTTGCTACGCGTGCGCGCTATTGTTAATAGCAATGCGTGATTGACGCCAAAGGCGTGATACCTTTATTTATAGCCTGATAAAAACAATTGATACACTAGCTGATTGATTCATGTAGAATGGGTTACATGGAAGCAATGCACTAGGTCAATGACCGGCAAAGCTCCCTAGTTAGCTAGTCTGATTTCGGGCTAAATGGTGCTAGTAGGCGACTACTGATTACACTAGCTAACGAACGAAATAGCTTGACAATGTAGGCGAACAGGTTTAATATTCGTTTCATGTTGTTGCAATTGCTTCATAGGCGCTGCAATTAGCGGCACTAAAGCCTAGCTCATTTACAATCCGTCGATCTATCCTTGTGGGGTTTGAAGCCCTATTGGACTGTTCAACATTGGCCCAGATGGATATCTACGTATAGTGTGGCGTATGCTAGGCATTGCCATGCACCCTGCAAAGATAATTCCATGACAATCATGCGCAGTAAAATAGGCTAGTAGCAGCATGGGCTAAGCAATTAGCGTGCCATGCGCCATTCTAGGGATATAAGACAGATAGAGCAATCTATTACAATTCGAGTGCATCACTTACCTTGTCTAGCTGATTAGCTAACATAACCCTCCCTAACTATACTAGCTGTGCTAGGTGTAATGAGTTAGCGAAAGGATAGACAGGACAGTCCGACAAGGGGACAAAAGAATGGTAGCACGTTTCCCTAGCTTACTGGTTAGATGCACAAAGCCGCGTTAATCTGTTCGCGGTGCTAATAAACAGAGGAAATCTAAACAATCAATAGATAATGAGCCCCGTTTGTGGCAGTCTATTGGTTGCATGAAATCCGGCATACTTGGCAGGTATGCTAAAGCATCTAAATCCTTGGGTGCTTTATAATGCCTGCTAACTTTTAATGAAAGGAATTACCATGGCTTTTAACAAAAACTTTGATGCGCTGGCATTCAATGCGGCGCTGGTTGTAACTCTGGAAACTCTGGCAGGGGCAGAGAAGATCACGAAGGAAACACTTCGCAGTCTTTCCCGTGAAATGCTGGATTCTGTGCATGTCGGCGGGGACATTCAACCCGTGAATCGGCTTCTGGATGTTCTGACTCCGATGAATCGTTCGGCTTGTGTTGAATTCTTCAAGGAATTCAGCGGGCATTACTACCAAGCCAATGAACAGAAGTTTGCAAAGAAGGACAAGAAGAATTACGAAGCCAAGTATGCTGCGGCAAGTGAATTCTTGGACGACCCACTGAACAATGTATGGTCTTGGCTTCAGCGTGAAGGTTTGGAAGTTGGCAAGGGCAAGGTGTTCAAGCTGGAGAATGTCACCAAGTACATCGAGCGTGCTCTTGAACAGGCCAAAGAAGCAAAGATTGACCAAGCTGACCTATTCAAAGCAATGGTCAAAGGTGGGCTTGATGTCAAGCTGATTGAAGGCATCCTCGAAGGCATGGCCGGACAAGAGGAAGCTTAATTCTTAAGCTTCTCCTGCCGTAAGTAACAAACTCTACAATGGGATTAGAAATAGTCCCATTGTGGGGCAATGTTGCCTGATAAATTGGAGTATCAACATGGCTGATAATGGTGGCGGTAAGAACCGCAAATACGGGCGTAATGCCAAGCGTCCTTCCGCTGTGCGCTACCGCATGGGAAATCAATGTGCCAAGAACAAGGCGACTGTTGCAGCAATGCCGAAGGATATGAAAGTTCCTCGTGGCACTGCTCGCGCTCTGCGGCGCATGGGAATGCAAGCACCGGCCTAATCCTTTCTGCCGTAAGTAACTAAAGCGTAGCATCCTAGCAATAGGATGCTATTCTTTATTCACTCGTAAGGGGTTGATAATGTATTACGTATTTGTTGGCATGGAACCGCGTTACAAAGTGAAGTATCAAGAGGGATTGTTCTTTGCATCCCTAGGGTATGCAGTTATTTCGGAAGATAATCCAGCAATACACCTTTGCTAGGAGAGACAGATATGTTTATCTGCGACCAAACCATACAGCTAATGGAACTGTCCCCTGATTTCTTTTGGGCACAGGATACCTTCATGCTGTTCTGCTACAAGGGGCATTGATATGAAATACCAATTGACAATTACCATTGCTAACGATGGTATGCCTGTATTCCTGATTGATGATATTAATGGAGACATGGAGACTGTTGCTTGTGACACGCATCAAGAACTGTATGATGCTATGGAAAATCTTGGCATCAACAATCAGAACATGCAAATCACTGTTTATTAACAGGAGGATGAATAATGGTAGCACGTTTATTCTGGTTTGATGTGCTTTATGAAGGCAAGAGCTACCACGTAGCAGGAGAGACATATTTTCATGCTCGGCAGGTGGCTATTCAGATTCATAACGGGAGTTATTGACATGCCAATAGATAACCATGCTGTAGGGTATTCTGCATTTTACTGGGGTTTGAAATGGCTTGGTACAGCTTACAAAGTCCCCAACCCACAATCTGTTGTGGCACGTAGGAATGCATACAAACGCTTTATCGAAGCGGGATTGCGTCCTGATTTTGCATATGAATTTTCGGAGATGTAACATGCCCGAAGATAACAGACCACCATTGCAACAATGGGAACGTGAGCGTATTGCTCGGGAAGTGGAAAGACTCTTGAAAGGAAAATAATATGCTCCCTCGCACATGGAGAGAATGGGTTGCATCCTTCTGTATTGCCATGAGTTTTTACATCTGGCTTGTGGTGATTCTTTCTTACGAATAACAATGCAATAATATAGTCTTGGGAACAGGGCTATATTGTGGCAATGTTGCCATGCTTGAATAAAGGAACAGATCATGCTTAAGGATCAACTGCATCAGCCATTCCACAAGGCAAAGGCTGTTGCTTCAACCAATGAACGCTTTCAGAATGGGGCGCATATCCCCAAGAATCTCAAGGCACGTCAGAAGGACTATGATCTGATGGTTGCCAAACCCAAGATTGGGGATGGACATCGTGATGCCACGGGATACACCAAACCCGGCAGTAACAAGAAATAAGGAGAACAAATCATACTGCTCAATGCACAAGGTAAGGACGTAACCAAGGCCATCGGACTGATGGAACATCACAATCCCAAGGTGTATCGGAAGAATCGTATGAACATTCTGGAACATCTGCGGGAAGTGCTTGTCCCTCGCAATCATCATCAGGGCAAGATGTTCTCCATCGAAGCACGTGCGGTGATGCGTTAATTCCCTGATACACAAACAATAAACAGCTAGTGTTCCTAACGGAGCATTAGCTGTTGTCATTTGGAGATTCTGAAATGGAACCAATTGATGTTGTAATTCTTATGTCAATCATTACCATCCTCTATTTCTTTTATTGGGGTGAACCGAAATGATTGTCGCTACATTCAATCACGAAGCAGGATATAAGTTTAATATCTGCTATCATACAAGGGGTGGATTCCTTCGGGCTATTGCTCGTAGTAAGTATGCCACTCTCGACAATGCAGTGGATGGAACCAAGGTAATCCGTCCTACCAACATTCAACAATATAAGGAAGGGAAATTGAAATGAGAAAGCCTTTGTATAAAGTAGGCGATAAAGTTGTTGTTTTCCGTAGAGCAAGGTACTGGTGGTGTAGTAGTATGGATCATCTCATTGGTAAAACCTTTAGAGTTAGGGAGGTTATTACACAAGGATATGAGACAACGGCCTATATTGTTGATACACTTTTTGTTTCTGCTGATTGCTTGAGGAAATTGAAATGAATATACCACGTAATGACATGCGACAAGCTATGCAGGGGAAGGGGCAAGAAGAAGGAAACAATGGTATCATCAATGTCCCTGCACAACAAGACAAGCCGGTGGTGCATTTCAAAGAGATTGGTGCATCCATTGCTATCGGATCACGTGCATTTGTGATCCCAATAGATCACCCATCAGATTTGGTGTCTAACACCACATGGGTATTGACAACCCCTGTTCAATCCTTTGTATCTGATGGTAAGGGTATTGTCTCATTCGAGACATTGAATACTCGATATGTAAGAGCTTGATACGGTAGGATGCTGTCGCATAATACGTATCTATAAATATTATTACCTTGCCCTTAGATTCTAGAGCATATAGCTCATCTAAGTACTGTTTGCCCTTGAGTTCTGTCGCACATTTCTCATATGCACTTACAGTGTAATAATACTCTGATTTTCACCTTTTTTACACAGAAATGGAAAATAAACATGAAATTCGACAATGCATTCCTCACAGCAGCAAAAACTGTTGGCCTTCAGTTCAAGGACAAGGGTGAAACCTTGTCAGTTTACAAGGATAAGAAGGGCAAGCTCATTTGTTCGGAGCAAGCAACAGACATGCAAAAGGGTGTTCTCACTGTGAAGTATGAGCAGATGGCCCATCGTTTCTACAAAGGAACAGATCATGTGGCTCACGCTTGAACAAATCAAATCTTCCCTTGCAAAAGGACTAAGGGTTCAACAGTCGGTGAAGCATCCCGGATGCATGTGGTATCCAATGTGGAAGGGTATCCACATCAATCAAGACAGGTATGATTACCGCATTGACCCACGGGATGACAAAACCAAATGGTTTAATGGGATAACAAAGCCTGTTTATGTGGGTGAGTATGAAGTTGAACGTAGTCCCCGCTTCAACGATATGTATCCACTTCATACTTTCTTGTATTGGAACGGGTGGCGTTGGGAGTACACCAAACATGCTTGTGGGGATACCCTCCCAATGCCAAGGTATTTTGCATCCGTGACATTCAATTGTAGATGGAGGGGTCTCAACCATCCAACATGAAAAAATTATTCCTTATAGCTATTGCTGTCCTCATGACAGCATGTGCCACTCCTGTCACACAGGTGCGATCATACGATGGTATCACGTATGTTGAGCATCTTGATGAAGCAGGTGATCCCTGTGGTGCTAGAGGTTATGATGTAGGATGCAGCCTGACAGATATGTATGGCGTGCATCACATCTGGCGTTCTAGCGTATCCCCTCCTCATGTTCTCCCTCATGAGGTTGCCCATCGTAAGGGTATGAACCATACTGAATGGATTCTCATTCAGGATTTTGGTGGTGTATGGAAAAACTGTGCCACCATCACAAATGGATATGGAATTTATACACAGGGTAAGCGAGTGTGTATTTTCTATAGAGGATCACGTGTTGTAGAGGAAATAGATTAGTTTAAACATTGCGAGGGTGGTGAAATTGGTAAACACAGGGGACTTAAAATCCCCCGCCTAATGGCTTGATGGGTTCAAACCCCTCCTCTCGCACCAAATTCTAGTTATATCCCAAGTAAATGCGTGTGACTAAGAGCGATATACCGGCACGATGCAAGATATAACTAGAACCATCAACGATTTCCATCATCTAAATGGTAGGACTAGATTACCTCCTAAGGGACAGTCAGCTAGAATGGGAGTTCGAATCTCCTTGGAAATCACTCATTTAATAAAGGAATCAAATGACACATGATGAAATGATTTCTGTAATTCAAGCCCATAAGGAAGGGAAGGAGATTGAAGTTACCCTCCATAATGATGTGAGTAATACGTGGGTGGCATGCACCAATCCACGATGGCACTTTGATCGTGCAAATTATCGCATCAAGCCTGAGCCTCCACTCATCAAAAGTCTCTACATTGGAAATAGTGTGGATGCTACTAATGTATTTCATACATCCGGTTGTTTCTCCAATTATGAGAACACCCCTTATTTTCCTCTTTCGGAAAAGTTTTTCAAGTCTGACAGAGCTACGTATATGATTCGTGGAAAGATTGTTGCTGAAATTGACCCATACACCTATGAACTCATTTCTGTGAAGGTAGTAAAATGAAAACAGTCGGGGAACTTCGTGAGATCATTAAAGACCTTCCAGATGAAATGGAAATTATCTGTGTTGATATTGATGAAGAACCATTTGATGTTATGTCAATCACTCATGAAGATATATCCACATTTGGATATACGTGGAATCAGCATTGGGTTGTAAAAATTAAAGTTAATACCCTTTAAGGAAAATCAAATGAAAATCATCGTATTGCATCCGCAAGCATGTGCATTATCTGCTGCATCCTTGGCTAAAGAATTAGGTGCTGCATCCGAGAACCCTTGGAAGAAAGACCGGAAAGACTATCGTGAATATGACTTGGTGATTAACTACGGATGTAATCGTAACATCAAGGCTACACGTTTGATTAACAGTGCTAAGGCTGTAGCTTGTTGCATTGATAAGCTGCGTACCTTCACTGTCCTGCAAGAAGCAGGTATCAAGAATATCCCTGAATTCACCACCAATGCAGCCAAGACTAAAGATTGGGAACTAGTGGTGGTGCGTAAGGAAGTTGATGGGAAGGGTAATGCAGGAATGCAATACATCAACCCTGAGAAACAAGCTATTCCTGATGCCCCTCTCTATACCAAATACTTCTACCACAAGACAGAATATCGTGTTGTTGTGGTGCCTGAAAAGAATGGTATCATGAGCGTTGAAGCATACGAGAAGAAAAATGTTGATGGTGAATGGGAGTTCCTTCCTGACAATTCCATCCATCTCGATGCCATGAAAGCTGAATGCATCAAGGCAGCAAATGCTTTGAAGATTGACCATGTGGGCTTTGATGTTCTGATGGACAGACAAAAGAAGTTTGTCATCCTCGAAGCCAATTCTGGCCCCATTCTCCTTGAGGATACTGTCAAAGCATTTAAGAAGATGCTCAAGAATGTCGTTTAAACGTCAATACAGCCTCTCTGTGGGCTTTTCATACACCGGTTGATAGGCAGGTATCAAATGAATGAAATAAAGGCTGTAAAGGTCATTAAGAAGGTTGTCAAACCCAAGATCAAACCTGTGAGTTTGATTAAGAAATTACATGAACTGGCCCCCACTGCAACTACAGCTCATATCTCACACTACTTATTTCAGCTAGAAGATGGTGAAATTAAAACCCATTTCAATGATGTATGCTATGCACGGTTCCATTCTGGAATGGATAAGAACTATAATCAATTGAAATGTGGTATTATCAAAGCTCGTGTCTATCTCAATCAATGGCCTAAACACTTTAAAACACCTAAAGAAGTGAGGCTGTATAAGAAATACATTGATTGGGTGGTGAATAAATCCCCTTGGAAGGATGCATTCTTGAACGGAAAGAGCGATTATTTCAAGGATGGGCTTGCCATCAATTGTAATCAGGTACACCAATATGTATTTGGTGCAATGACGGCCATCCGAGAGCCATTGGAGTATAGACATCAAGTGGTGACATTTGATACGCTCACTAAGAAGGGTATTAGCCCTGAATTAGCTCATGTAATCGGGGGACTAAGCATGAGTGATGGAGCTATGGGCGGGCGTGGAGGTGGTCATTCTGTCTTTGATGCTGACTTCTCTGTTACATCTTTGAAGCAATTCAAGGTGATGGATCACCAGTTTAAGAATAAAAAGCCTCTGAACCAAGATGCCACCGAATTCTATGGCCTTCAGAAGATGTTTGTAGTGGATGGAATGTCACTTGTTAACATCCTTGCTCCGCTTGGTAAGCAACATGGAGCTGGATGGCAACAACTCCGCAAGGTAGATTGGAATGTTGAACAAGTGATTACTATACTCAAGGAGATTGATAATGCCTAAGGTATATATCGTTAATGGATCAGCGGCATATCGTCGTATGTTTCAGGATTTTGCATGGGATGTGCTTTCATCCATCAAGGATGATGTTCCTGATCTGGTATGCTTCACTGGTGGAGAGGATGTAACCCCTAGCCTGTATGGGCATGGAAAGCATTTTCAAACATACAATAATCCTGCCCGTGATTCTGAAGAGAAGCAATTGTTCTCTCAGTTCTTGGAAGCAGACATCCCAATGGTAGGTATCTGCCGTAGTGGTCAGTTCCTCAATGTAATGAATGGTGGGAAGATGTTTCAGCATGTCTTAGGGCATACACGAAATCATCCCATCACTGACCTCATCACAGGTGAAAGTGTATGGGCTACCTCTACACATCATCAGATGATGTGGCCCGGAACAGGTCATAAGCTTATTGCTGTTGCTGAAGAACATGGCAGTCGGCAGTATGTAGATAAGGATGGTAGCGTTCAGTACTATGATGGTATCGAGAAGGATTTTGAAGTGGTGTTGTATCCTAACACTCGTTCTCTTTGCTTTCAGCCACATCCTGAATTTATGGGAGAAGAAAAGCTTCAGAAGTATTTCTTCTCAGTTATTAAACGCTATCTTGACGTGAAGGGGTAACATCATCTGTGGTCTAGTTGGAGCTGCTGGCTCATTAATGAAGAAGGAAGAAGATGTATTTCGTAATCTACTCCTTCTTGACTCCCTTCGAGGGGAGCACAGTACGGGAACTGCATTCGTTGCAACCAATAGTGACATTCACCTAGCTAAGACAGTTGGTGATCCTTTCCAACTGTTTGATACAGTGGCATTTAATGCAGGTTTGCGACAAGCAAACAAGGCATTGATTGGTCACAATCGGTTTGCTACAGTGGGTAAGGTTATTAGGAAGAATGCTCATCCGTTCCTTACAGGAGATATTGTAGGTGCACACAATGGTACGCTAACAAATAAACATGCTCTTCTGGATGCATTCAAGTTTGACACGGACAGTGAAGCTATCTTCAATAGTATTGACATCAAAGGTGCTAAAGAAACACTGGAAAATGCACAAGGGGCGTATGCTCTTACGTGGTATGATGCTCGTAATGATGCTGTATGTTTCATCCGCAATAAAGAACGTCCTCTCTTCTGCACCTACACCAAGGATCGGAAGGTAATCTTTTGGGCATCCGAAGCATGGATGCTACATGCTGTCCTTGGAAGGGAACGATTAGAACATGAGGATGTATGGGAGGTTCCAGCAGATAAGAAATATACCTTCTATCTTCCTGAACGTCTTAAGGAATTTGCAAATCCTGATGTAGAGGATATTGTGCAGAAAGAATTACCGTCTTTTCAAAAAGGTGGATGTACGGGGCACTTTACGAAGACGACAGCAGGTACTTCTAAACCCCGTATTAACAATGTAATTAATATATCTCAAGGTGCATTGAAGGGTAAGCTTGTAAACCTTATTCCTAAATGGGTGGGTGGTAAAGGGGGTGTGTTCTTCACGCAGTTCAATTCATTTGAATACCCTAATACACATTTTCGTGTATTCCGTAATTCTCTGGAAGAATGCCAAACTATTCTGGATAAGGGAGTATGTCAAGCTGTTGTCGGTGGTTTTAAGAATGGATCATCTGACAAGTATTACAAATTGGCCTTTGACGGTATTAAATATGCGGCCGAAAAAAAAGACCATACAGGAAAAACAATATCCTTGATGGACTTTTTGATAAGATACAACACATGCGCTTTCTGTTCAAGTGATTTAGATTACAATGAGGATTTCCATATTGTTAATCTCAACACTTGTTTGTGTAAAAATTGTGCTTCTGATGAAGAAATCATGAAGTATATCCCATCGTGTGCTTAAGGAGCTATTGAAATGAATGACAAATATACACTGATTCAGAAATTGCTGTCTCGTATTCCCCCTTACACCTATCCGGTGAATGAGCTGGCCGTGAAACGGCCTCCTAAGGTGAAGCATAAGCCTACTCTCTTTCATCAATCTGCTCAGTTCTTTGAGAAGAAGGACAAAGATGGTGTTGTCCACCTGATGAAGAAAGGTATCACGTACAAGAATCCCAACAAGAAGCTCTCAGCGAGAGCTGCCCATCGTCAACAAGTAAAGGAGAAGTAATCATGCAACAAGCTATTCTGGTAGGTTGTGATCCTGAAGTATTCGTGAAGCAGAATGGGATTTTCCTGTCTGCTTTTGGACTGATTAAAGGGGACAAAAAGAATCCTCTCCCTGTTCGCAATGGTGCAGTGCAAGTTGATGGTATGGCTCTTGAGTTCAATACCACTCCTGCATCTACTGCCAATCAATTCATCCTCAATGTGGAGGACGTGTATGCTCAACTTCGGGCTATGGTGCCAGAATATCAAGTTGTAGCAACTCCTGTAGCAGATTTTGATCCAATGTATATGAAGGCTCAACCTGCTGCTGCCCTAGAGCTTGGTTGTGATCCTGATTACAATGGCTGGTCTATGAATGCGAATGACAAGCCTAATGGGGATCGTCCTTTCCGTACCGCCTCTGGTCATGTTCATATTGGCTGGACTGAGGGGGCTGACATCAAGACTCCTGAGCATTTCTTTGCTGCGGGTGCTGTAGCTCGCCAAATGGATTTCTTCTTAGGTTTACCTTCTCTTTCCTATGATGAGGACGTTCGTAGACGTGAGTTGTACGGTAATCCCGGATGTTTTCGTCCGAAACCTTATGGCTGTGAGTATCGTACCCTCTCGAATGCTTGGCTTAATTCTCGTGTCACTATTGAATGGGTATTCAATGCCATTCAAGAAGGAATGAAGCGTCTGATGAATGGTGATGCTCTCTTTGAGAAGCACGGAGACATTCAACAAATTATCAAGACTTCTGATTGGAAAGCGGCTAAGAAGATTATTGATAAGGAGGGATTGGAGATTCCTAATGTATGAAAACTTAGATAGACATGACCTGTCACAGATATTCTCTGAGAGTATCTTGATGTATGAGAAGCAACCTGTCTATGTGAGGGATGTGGATGAAGATGGCCTTTTAGACCTAGAAGCATTCTGTTCTCGGAAACGCATGGTTGTCTCGCCAACGGATAGCGGAATTGATTTCACCCCTATCCCCCTTGGGATGTGTAACGCTGAATCTCAAGCTATCTTCCTTTCTCGGATTCCTAAGAGGCAATTCAAACAAGGACTGTGTAAGCAGAATCTGCTAGCATGGACTCTAGATGGGGCTCCGGGGCATAATGATGTTGACTATATTATGAACCGTGGGACAACATCATTATCTGACACAATCAGAGGTCAATATCCATCCATTGATGAAGCAGTGAAGATGGTGACTGAGGGTGGTAAAGACAGTGTTGCATTCAACCGTTATTTTGCCATTACCGCTGATGGCGAAGTGTTCTATAAGAAGACACGTGTTGGTATGTACCATGTGGGTGAATCTAAATTCATGTTCCTGAAAAGTCAGGAATATCTGGCGGAGGTATTAGATTATGCCATTGGAAAATGAACTAAGGCCGTTTGATTTAAATGTGAATCCCAATGCGGAGTTCATTCTCAATAACCGAATTGCTCCTGTATATAGACCGGTGGTTGGGAATTATCGCATACAACCCCCTGTTTGGGAGGATGTTGTCATAAGGGATGATGTATTGGATGATGATGAGGCATTTAGACAGAGACTTAACAAAGTTTTAAAAGAGAAACCAGAAAAGATGGATAAAAGGACTGTAGGTGGATACTTAGGTGTCAATACTAAAGGTACATTTGGTATTGAAATTGAAGTGGAAGGAGTGAATCTCCTTAAAGCTATCGCAGGAAAATGGACAGATAAGGCTGATGGTTCCCTTAGGGGTGAGTCACGTGAGTATATCCTCCGTAAGCCTCTCAATTTAGATGCAGCTAAAGTGGCTTTGCAGGATTTGAGTAAAGCTCTGGCTGCACATCAGTCTATTCTGCAATTCTCATTCAGAACCTCTGTGCATGTGCATGTAAATGTACTGGATATGGATAAGGTGCAACTCCATACGTTCTTGTATCTGGCTCATTTGTTTGAGAATGCATTGGTTGAGTATTCTGGTACAGAACGTACTGGTAATCGGTTCTGCTTACGCTGCACTGATGCCGAATATAAGATTGCAGCCATGTGTGATTTCCTGTCAGGAGGTCGCTTCATCGGTTTGAAAGAGGATGCACTCAAGTATTCTGCTATCAATCTGTGCCCCATTATGACTCAAGGTAGTGTGGAATTCAGGTCTATGCGTGGTACACTTGATCCTGTTATTCTGTTTCCTTGGCTTGATGTGTTACAGAATATTCGAGACCTCTCTCAAGGGAGTAGTGTTAAGGAACTGGCAAACAGGGCTGTGTCCAATCCTAAACAACTCATCAAAGATGTGTTTGGAAAGCATCTTCCCCTCTTTGAGTATTCAGGGCTTGAAAAGGATTTGCGTCATAGCTATTCAATGTTAATTGAAATGCCTCATTTGAAAGTGGGAACTTAAATGGATAGCGCAGAGTCTAATAGGGTTGTTGCATTACAAGCAGAACTCAAATCTGCATGGGCTACTAATCGAGCTATTGACAAGGCTCGTATTGAGGATAGAGAGAAGTTTGAGAAGCAGCTACTTGTCGCACAGGCTGAGGTTAAGCGGCTGCGGGGAGTACTAGATGGTCTACAATACTGCATCGACCCCGATATGGCAGAAGGCTACCAGTCCACAGTTGATGAAATAAGTGAAGCTCTCTCCACTCCCTCCGATACCAGCGCGATTGATGCGCTACAGAGGGATGCAGAAAGACTAGAGGCCGAAAGAATAGCTCATCTTGATACAGGAAACACTCTCGGCAGAAAGTGCCAAGAATTGTTCGAGGAACTCAGCGCTTGCAAACCGAACTCAGACAGGTATTTGTGGATACTGCATCAGGCAAAGATTACCGATTTCATTTTCGCCTACTTGAAGTCAGATGAGCGCCACGTCAGTAATGCTATCGACGCAGCCATAGGAGCCAGCCATGATTATCACCATTCCTAAAACTCCTTTAGAAAAGGTATATGCTATGTATGGCTGTCTTAATGCCTATCATAGACGTATGAATCGTTTATATTTAATAAGGAAATAAATGTCAGGAAGCGTAGTAGATCGAATTGCACATAATACAGAAACGTGCAATTCCCGACGAGGACTGAATATTTTCTCTAATGATGATGGGACATACAGCGGATTCTGTTTCGCATGTAAGACATATGTCCCTCACCCTTATGAGGACAAGCCAGAAGGATATAAACCACCTGTGGGATTTAAGAAATCTCCTGAGGAAGTGGCTCAGGAACTTAAGGCCATTAATCAATTTCAGAGCTTAGAACTTAAGGATAGGAAGCTTACAGCAGCAACCCTCTCCTATTTTGGAACACGGGTATCTGTCTCTGAAGAAGATGGTGAAACAATTGTTGCTCATTACTACCCGTATAAGAAACAAGGAGAACTTGTAGGATATAAGTGTCGACTTGTGGAGGGTAAGAAGTTTTGGGGGATTGGAAGGACTACAAGTGCAGATGCTGATCTTTTTGGGTGGGATAAAGCAATACAGTCGGGTACAAAACGACTCTACATCACTGAGGGGGAAATTGATGCGATGGCTCTATTTCAAATCCTTAAAGATGGGAACAAAGGAGATTATGCAGATATTAATCCTGCTGTGGTTAGCTTGGTTAATGGTAGTAGTTCTGCTAGTAAAACTCTGGCTTCAGTAGCTAAGGATTTGCGACAGCATTTTAAGGAGATTGTCCTAGTGTTTGATATGGACAAGCCCGGACAGGATGCTGTAGAGGATAGCATGAAAGTTATTCCTGAAGCTATTGTAGCTGCATTACCAGCTAAGGATGCAGCAGAATGCCTCAAGGAGGGCCGTAGCAAGGCTTGCTTCAATGCTGTAGTGTTCAATGCTAAGAAGCCTAAGAACACCCGTCTGGTGAATGCTAGAGACCTTTTCATTGATGCTAAGAAAGTTCCTGAATGGGGATTCTCATGGCCGTGGAAAGGTATCACCAATCTCACACGTGGAATCCGTCTAGGTGAAACCATCTATATCGGTGCTGGACAGAAACAAGGGAAGAGTGAGGTGGTAAATACCTTAGCAGCCCATTGTATTCGTGAGCATAAATGGAAGGTGCTTCTTGCTAAGCCTGAAGAGGCTAATGTAAAGAGTGTTAAGATGGTGGCAGGAAAGATGGCAGGACGTATCTTCCATGACCCTAAGATTCCTTTTGATGAGAAAGCCTATGATGAAGCAGTTAAGGAGATTGGTGACAGTCTTATTCTTATTAATCTCTACCAGCACGTTGGGTGGGAAACTCTTAAAGCAGATATCCGAGAAGCAGCCTTAGAGGGTTGTAAGGCTATTTTCATTGATCCAATTACCAACCTCACTAATGGAGTGAATGCAGCAGATGCTAATACCAAGCTTCAAGAGATTGCCCAAGAGCTTTCAGCGATGGCTCTTGATCTCAACGTGGTTATCTTTATCTTTTGTCATCTTCGTAATCCAGATGCTGGCCCTCCCCATGAACGTGGGGGTGAAGTTCTCAGTAGCCAGTTCGCTGGTTCTAGGGCTATGGCCCGCAGTTGTAACCTTATGTTGGGTATTGAAGGAAATCGAGACCCTAATCTCCCGCAGCACGAAAGAAACATCCGACAGTTAGTGTTGCTTGAAGATCGGGAATTTGGAGAGAATGGTAGGTTCCATCTCTATTGGGATTCGGCGACTGGACTCTTCAATGAAATGGAATAGTGGTTGGTTCACCCACGAGAGGCTCTTAGGTAATAAGAATGCTGGAACGCACGGTCTTTGTTATCATTATCTTTACAGAACATGGTGTACTATGAGACAACGTTGTTCCAACCCTAAACATATCAAATATAAGCATTATGGTGGAAGGGGTATTACTGTCTGTGATGAATGGTTAACATCTTTTGAGCAATTTCTATTGGATATGGGCGATAGGCCAGAAGGCCACACTTTGAGCAGAAAAGATAATGAAGGTAATTATTGTAAAGGGAATTGTGAATGGCAAACTTACTCTGAACAAAATCGGAATAGGCGTAAATATAAGCGTAAGAAAGCCACAGGATTATTTAACGAAATGGGAGTTGTATGAGAACCGATCAAGATTCAAAAGAGAAGACAGTGACATTTATTAAGGATTTGGGTAAAGCCGCACTTTGTAAGTGTCCTCATTGCCTTAATGAGGTTATTGTCTTTGGGGATACAGGTCATTGCCGTTTTTGTGGTGGAGAACTCGTGTATCCGACGATGGATTGGGTTAACTGGTAATGGAAATCTTCAAAGCTTGGCCTAAGATTCCACGTGTAGAGAATCGAAAGGAATTCTACACAGAGAAGATTGATGGCACTAATGCATGTATTGTTATTGTGCAGGATAGTCATGAAGCACCTAATGGATATGAATGTATCTATCAATGGGGTGTGGATGGATTAGAATTACAAATGTATGCACAATCCCGTAATAGAATCATTACACCACAAGATGACAATTTTGGATTTGCTAAGTGGGTGCAAGAAAATTCTAACGAATTACTATGGCTTGGTGAAGGCTACCACTATGGTGAATGGTGGGGACAGGGGATTGGCCGCACATATGACATGAAAGAGAAAGTGTTCTCCTTGTTTAACACTAAGAGATGGGGACCACACAATCCAAATACTCCTGCATGTTGCAGAGTAGTTCCTACAATTCATGCAGCTTCAACTGAAGAAGCTAAGCAGAAGCTTATTGAAGGAGGTAGTCTTGCTGCTCCCGGATATATGAATGTAGAAGGGGTTGTTGTATATGAATATAACACTGACAGTTATTGGAAGGCTATAATCAACAAATGAATATCAACATTAAGAAGGGCCACCCAGATGCTGTCATCCCTCAATATGCTACAGAAGGAGCAGCTTGCTTTGACTTCGTAGCAGTTGATGAAGGGCTCGTAAATCCAACATTCATTGCAGCTACTGGCTTATATTTTGAAATCCCTAAGGAGCATGTAATGCTAATCTTCTCTCGCTCAGGGATGGGGTTTAAGGATGATGTACGCCTGTCTAATTGCGTAGGGGTAATTGACTCTGACTATCGAGGAGAAGTAAAGGTGAAGCTTAAGGCTGATGGAGATAGGAAGTATTGTGCTAAGGGAGATCGTATTGCTCAGGGGATTGTGCTCAAATATGAGCAGGTGCAGTTTGTTGAACAGGATGCTCTGTCTAATACAGACAGGGGAACTGGTGGATTTGGGAGTAGCGGGAAATGAGTATTAAACCGAGTGATTTGGCTGCATTAGGTATTGGCTTACTGACAGGTGATGCTGTAGCTGATGCTGTAAGTGAAGAAACTTCTGTATCCAGTATTGCTACAGGATTTGTAGCAGGAAGTATTGGAACTTCTGTTGCTAAAAGTGTTATGCGCGAAACAGGTGTATCTGATGTTTTGGATGACCTGTTTGATATTTTTTAAAAGGAGTACAGGTTAATGTGTTGGGATGGCTACGAAAACGACGGTGAAGCTGTAGGTGAATGCCCTGCTTGCGGTGCTCCTGTTGATTCCGATGGTTTTGCAGTTGGTCATCATTGTATGTGGTCTCCGAGATGTCCTACCTGTGGTGATGCACCTTGCGATGGGAGTTGTTGATGAAGTACAGGATTATATGGAAACCAGATAGTACATCTAACGGTTATTACATTGTACAGTTAAAGAGTTTTCTTTTCTATGAAACACTAACTGAATGGGATTATATGAATCACTACCCTTCATCTTATGATATAAAGTTTCTTTACATAGAAGATGCTGTCTCCTATGCGAAAAAGGTTATTGATAATATTTTATATTACAAACGTAAGAGTAAAATTGTTCTTGAAGCTGGTTATCCTTAATGCATACCATCATAGCTAAGCATTTCCTCTTCAATCGTTCTACATTAGTGAAGCGTGTTAAATATCGCACTAATGGAAATGAAGCTGATGCAGAAGATGTTGTACAAGAAGCCTATTGTAGAGCCTTGAAATATAAGGACAGTTTTGAAATGGGAATGAACTTTGGACACTGGTTCAGCCGCATTGTAGCTAATGCTTACAAGGACTGGAAGAGGGAACAATACAATCATTCTCTTAATGAAGAATTTGACGAGAATGAAGTGGAACCAACTGAGGATAATTCTGTCCAAAACAATCTGATTAAGCGCATAGCTCATGAGATTGACCTTGTAGCAGATACCAATCATAAGGAAATCTTACGACTACATCTCGTATTTGGATTTAAGCTGCGAGAGGTTGTACAAATCACTCATCTTAAATATCGAGAAGTGACGTACATTATTACCAAATTTAAGGAGCAACTCAAGGTTAGACATGCTTAATACCATAGAAGCTGATGTAGTTCATAAAGCCTTGAGAATGGCTTATCACCTTGGGCAGACCTATTGGCAATACGCAGATAGTGATCGTATATCTGATTATAAGAAAGCAGATTATACAGATGGTCTGTTTAAACAGTTGATCTTAGACACTCTCACACTTATCTCAGAGGGTGAGAAAGTCGGCGTTGGTAGTACGGAGGATGAAGACACTCCTTGTAGTGAATGTGGAGTGCGAGGGTGTAACGGTGAGTGCATGGGCTGCGGTGCGATGGGGGTAATACCTAAAGGAGCAACTTAAGGTTAGACATGCTTGATTGGAGTCATATGTACCATCTTTATAAACAAACTCGAATTTACGCTGGTGAACCTTATTCTGGCCCAACCAGTGATGAGAAACCTGCAGAGTATAAGTCTTTAGAAGAAGCCATAATTGCTAAAAAGGAATTTACAGAACGTAATCCTGTTGGCTGGAATATCTATAATGGAGATACAGGAGAATTGGTAATAGGTTTTGATTACCATCAAATAACCAGAGGGTAATCTGATGCAACGGGTCGTAATAGGTGATTTGGAGGCAAATGGTCTTTTACCTACAGCCACAAGAATGTGGTGTGCAGTGTTTAAAGATATTAATACAGGGCAAGTGTGGAAGTTCTGGCCTTGGCCGGGAGCTGATTACATTAAGCAGTTACTAGAGTTCTTAGACACTGTTGATGTTCTGATAATGCATAATGGAATTGGATATGATTGGCCCCTCTTAGAAAAGCTGTACGGCTACAAGTTTAAGGGACAAAAAGTAGACACTCTCATTATGTCTCGCCTCTTAAACCCTAAACGTATAGTGCCCTTTAATTGTCCTAATAAGAAGGCAGGGCCACATTCCGTTGAAGCATGGGGGTGGAGAGTTGGAAGAGGGAAACCAGAGCATAATGACTGGTCTCAATACTCTGAAGAAATGCTCCATCGCTGTAGTGAAGATGTAGAGATTCAACATCTCATCTACAATACGTTAATGAAAGAAGCTGATGGGAAGAATTGGAAGAATGCTTTCAAGATGTCATTCAAGCTATTTGAATTCTTGCATAAGCAAGAGCAATATGGCTGGCTTGTTGACCAAGAGCATATGCACAAATGCATACACCAATTAGAACATTGGATTGGACGTATAGATAGAGCGTTGGATAAGCATCTTCCATTAGTTGTAGAAGTGGAGGAAACTAAGGAAGTAGGTGTCTATAAGTATATTAAAAAGCCTTTCCTCAAAAGTGGAGAATATAGCCAATCTGTTAGAAACTGGATGGAGGCTAATAACATTGATGTGGCCTCTCGTCTTGTTGCTGGCCCTTTCACTCGCATTAATCTCCGGAAGGTAGATTTAAATACTAATGAGGAAACTAAGGAATATCTGTTGGCGTCAGGATGGGAACCTATAGAATGGAACACCAATGACGAAGGAGATAAAACCAGCCCTAAGCTTAGTAAAGATGACCCGTTTGAAGGAATTGAAGGAGGAATCGGACGCCTTGTTGCGAAGCGTGTACAATGCAGGCAGCGCAAATCCATCATCGAGGGTTTATTTGGTATTATTCGTGAAGATGGCCGTATTGCTTCAGTCATTAATAACCTTGCTACTACAGCGAGAGCAACTCACAGAGGAATCGTAAACATCCCTAAAGCTTCTAGCTTCTATGGAAAACAGATGAGAAAGATATTCACAAGCAAAGAAGGATATGTACTTGTAGGTACTGACTCAGATGCATGTCAGCTTCGTATGCTAGCAGGAAGAATGAACAATCCCGAATACATTGAAGCTATGGTGAACGGAGACAAAAAGCTTGGCACAGACAATCACTCAATCACCGCTAGAATCGGAGAATTAGAATCTAGGGACATAGCCAAGAATGTAATGTATTGTTTACTATTTGGAGGTGGGGATGTTAAACTGGCTAAGACAGCAAAGAAACCATATAACAGTGGTGCTGAGCTTCGCAGTAAGCTGTATCGTGGGCTGGATGGTCTTGGAGAGCTGGTTGAGAAGCTAACTAAGGAATGGCAAGCCACTGCTAAGAGAAGATTCAATGCTAAATGGAATAGGATGGAATACTTTGATGGACACATCACTGGCCTAGACGGTCGACCCATCTATGTTCCTTATGAGCATCAACTCTTAGTGTATCTTCTGCAGAGTGATGAAGCTATTATGATGCAGGCAGCTTATATCAAGTTCCATCAGCTTGCTGAGAAAGAAGGTTGGGTGTATGGGCAGGATTATGGCACAACCTGTTGGTATCACGACGAGTTCACAGTTGAATGTAAGGAGGGTATTGCTAAGCGTGTAGCAGCTCTCTCTGAATATTCAATTGCATGGGCAGGTAAGTTCTTTGAAATACCTTGTCCCCATAAAGGTCAAGCAGCTACAGGAGAGAATTGGTTCTCTATTCACTAAGGCGAATATGTCCACTAAACGCATCAAAGAAATAGAAATACAAATCCTTGATTTAGAAGCTAATAGTATGCGGCTTCGTAATCAAATCTGTCTTCTTGAAGACCAAGAAGCAAAGATAGCTAGTCTGATTTCAGATAAGCGTAAGCAAGTAGATACAATTAAACTTTTTGAAATGGAGAACAAGTAATATGGCATTAAATTCTAGTAAGATTAAAGGTAACAATCCTGATCGTGTTGAACAACCAGTTATTGATCCGGGTGTTTATCCTGCCCGTATTGTCCAGATTATTGACTTGGGCCTCCAAGCCCAACGCCCCTATCAGGGCAAGGGCAAGGACAAGCCACCAGCTAATGAGATTATGCTCACTTATGAGCTTGTCGATAGCTTTATGGTGGATAAGGAAGGTAAAGAGCTGGAAGACAAGCCGCGTTGGGTAAGTGAAACTCTTCCCCTGTATGACGTGTCTAAGGCTGATAAGGCTAAATGCACTGCTCGCTATAAGGCTCTTGATCCTGCCAATGCATTCGGGGGTGACTTCAGCCAAGCAGCAGACATCCCTGTGAATGTCTCTCTTGTGCATAATCAAGTGCAAGATAAGCTCTACATCAATGTGGCAGCCATTGCAGCTATGCGTCCTAAGGATGCTGAGAAGTGCCCTGCTCTGAAGAATCCTGTCAAGCTGTTTGACTTGGATGCTCCTGATCTGGATACATTCAAGGCTCTCCCTGACTGGATTCAAGAGAAGATTCAGAAGAACTTGAATTACAATGGCAGCAAGCTTCAGAAGCTGTTAGGGGCTGCTCCTGTTGAGCAAGCTGCTCCTGAAGTAGCTGATGCTCCTGTTGTAGAGGATGACAATAAGCCTTGGGATTAAGCTATGCAACCCATTTTGGATGGCGATGTTCTTGTTTATGAAATAGGCTTTGCTGCAGAAACAGGCTGGAAAGCTACTATCAATTGGGAAGGGGAGGATAAATGTCCTCCTCCTCCTTTCTCCTATGTAGCAGAACTCCTAGACAATCGTATTGCTGAAATCTGTGGCAAGGTGATGGCAACTCAGCCTCCTCTACTTTATCTCACAGGAAAGGATAACTTCCGTGAGAAAATTGCTAAAAAGAAAGTATATAAGGGGAACCGAGATGGTGTTAATAAACCTTGGCACTATGCTAATCTAATCTCTTACATGCGTGTAGCTTATAACACAATTGTTGTCGAAGGGATGGAAGCAGATGATGCTATGTGTATTGAGCAGTGTAAAGCTATGAAAGAGGCTGAAGAAGGGATTGAATACACAGAGACAATCATCTGCACAAGAGATAAAGACTTACGTCAATGTCCGGGATGGGGTTTTTCTTGGGAGCTTGGTAATCAGCCTCAATGGGGGCCAGAGTTTGTAGAAGGATTTGGGTATCTCTCGTTGTCTGATGACAACAAGAAGCTGAGAGGAGTGGGAGATGCATTCTTCTACGCTCAGCTCATTATGGGAGACCCTGTAGATAATATCCCCGGAATCCCCGGTAAAGGGGCCAAGGCAGCCTTTGACATCCTCGGTAATACCCACACAAGGGCAGAGGCAGAGAAAGCCGTTGTAGAGGCTTATAGAGCCTTCTACGGGGAATTGTGGGAGCAAGAGATGCTAGAGCAAGCTCAGCTCCTCTGGATGGTGAGGGAGTTGGATGAGGAAGGTAAACCTGTTATGTGGGGGTTCTTAGATGAATGAACAAGTCTTTCGAGCATTGCTTGATTTAATGATGGTTTCTGATCCTGCTCCTTTAACACCCGCACAGATGCAGATTATTGAAGAATACCTTAATAAGATTTCAGTGGCTAACGGGTTCTTAGATTGGATTGAAGCATATCATAGGCATGTATAACAATGGCAAATGGACAGATGCGAGATTCACCAGCTTCATTAAATCAGCTCTCAGAAGTGCATCCCAACGCTGGCCTCCTAAGTTCAATGCTCTGGCCAACGCAAAGGAAGGTAAACGTATTAATCTGGCAAGTGGAAGACTTGCAGAACATTATACGTGTGCAATCTGTAAGAATGGATTCCCTGCAAAAGAAGTACAAGTGGATCACATTCATCCAGTTATTGATCCTCATACTGGTTTCACTTCTTGGGATGAAGTGATTAAAAGAATGTTCTGTGAGGTGGAGGGATATCAAATTCTTTGTAAACCCTGCCATGCTAAAAAGAGTCATGTCGAGAGACATCAAGCTAAAGAGAGAAAAACAATAAATGACACAAGTGAATGAATTTAAGGGATACACCCTGTTTAATGATATCGAAGACGCAGCTCTTCGTAATCGTAATCGAGCTGTAATCATGGCTAATATCGCTGAGTTTCACACTAAGGGTAAGAAGATTACCCCTAAGGGAGCTTCCATCCTAGTAGGTTATTTCAATGCAGTGCCTAAGGATGAACGTCTGACAGTGCATGAGCAATTTGCTGAGAATATGAAAGCTAGGGGATATGCAACAGCGGCAGGTTGATTTCTGGGCTCCTCAACCTCCTCCTGTAGAGAACAACCATCCTCCTGTATGGGGGTTGGTTATTGAGGATATGGATAATCGAAACTTCTTTGGTGTTAATAAATACGGGACAGCTCTTCAGGGATTTAATGGGAGGGATGCTCTAGTTGATGCATATGAAGAAGCTCTAGATTTGTGTGTATATTTGCGACAAGCTATTTATGAAAGGGATGCTAAGTGAGTGAGACTGTAGAGATTACTAAAGAGCAATACGCTCAGTTTCAAAAGGACTCTGAATGGTTGTGCTGCTTAGAAGCTGCTGGTGTTGATAATTGGGATGGCTACGATTACGCAATAGAACTCTGGCAAGAAAGGAATCCAGATGGTGAATAAAGTATGGGTTGATCCTCCTAGTGGATGGATGTATGGATTTCCTGCAGTATGGAATAAAGAGGAGTTTCCTGATTTTAAGGAATTCTTACGTACACATGGTTATCCTGAGAAGGATATTGATTTTGCCAGTTCCTACTGTCGTATGTGGGATTATGAAGAAGAAGGAGAATGCTGTTGAGTAAAATTCTAGTTATTCCCGATGTTCAAGTTAAACCCGGTGTTCCTATCGACCATCTAAATTGGATTGGTCGTATGATTGTTGATAAGCGTCCTGATGTAGTTGTACAGATAGGGGACTTCGCAGACATGCCTAGCTTGTCTTCCTATGATGTAGGTAAGAAAGCATTTGAAGGTCGACGCTATAAAGATGATGTAGAAAGTGTGCAGGATGCACAACGAATGCTCCTTAATCCTCTTTTTGATTTGCAGGATCAACAAGTTGCAAACAAGAAGAAGGTTTATAATCCACGCCTTGTAATGACTTTGGGAAACCACGATGAACGTATTAACCGCGCTGTCAATAATGATGCTAAGCTTGATGGTGTTTTATCAATTGATGATTTGCAATATAAAGAGTTTGGTTGGGAAGTACACCCTTACCTTTCTGTTGTGGTCATCGATGGTGTCTGCTTTAGCCATTATTTCACAAGCGGTGTGGCTGGAAGGCCAGTTACAAGCCCTAATGCTCTTATTACAAAGAAGCATATCTCCTGCGTAATGGGACATGTTCAGCAGGATGGTATTGCTAGCCAATACACTGCTGATGGTAGGCGCATCACTGGCTTGTTTGCAGGAGCTTGTTATCTTCATGATGAAGACTATATGGGGCCACAAGGGAATGTACATTGGCGTGGAGTGTGGATGTTGAATGACGTGCATGGAGGTGAATTCGAGCCTATGCAGGTTTCGCTCAAGTACCTCCAACATAAATATGGCTAAAACTTTCCTTATTGCAGATACACATTTTGGTCACGCCAATATCTTGAACTTTAAGAAAGCTGATGGCTCTCTCCTTCGGGAGGGGTTCTCAGATACTAAAGAGCATGATGCTAAACTGATCTATTACTGGAATTCAGTGGTGAATCCTGAGGATAAAGTTTATCATCTCGGAGATGTTGGCTTTACCAACTTCACACATATCAAGCGTATCTTCGATGCATTGAATGGTACTAAGGTGTTGATTAAGGGCAACCATGACAACTTCAGAATTAACCAGTATGCACAAATCTTTAAAGATGTGAGGGCTACTCATATACTTGATAAGTTCATTCTCAGTCATATCCCTATCCACCCTGAGAGTCTCTCTCGTTGGAAGGCTAATATTCATGGGCACGTCCATGCTAATAGTTTAGAGGATAAGCGTTACATCAATGTGAGTGTAGAGGCTATTGATTACACTCCTGTAGATTTTGATGTAATTAGAGAGAAGCATGGCTGAAGACCCTAGCTGCTTAGATGCAGCTTATGAGAGGCTAGCATTAGAGCAGGGGTGGAGGTTCACCCCTGTATTCCCTGAGAATGTAGAATGGTTGAAGGAATGGCGTGAGCGACAAACACAAAGCGTATGACCTTGCTCTGCGGGATAAGAATATGTATCCCACTATTGCATATGGGTCAGCAGGAACAGGGAAGACTTACGGGGCTGTAAGGGCCGCTTATGAGGCTCTCTCTGCTAAGAAGTTTCAACAGATCATTGTAACACGCCCTAATGTATCCTTTGCAGAGAAGAGTGGATTCCTGCCGGGGAATGAACGAGAGAAGGCTGATCCTTGGATTCGTCCTATCCTGCAGACAATGGATGCATTTTGTCCTCGTAGCTTAACAATGAAATGGGAACAAGAAGGTAAGCTGGTATTCTACCCCCTTGAATACATTCAGGGAATGACATTTGATAAGAGCTTCATCATTGTGGATGAAGCACAGAATATCACTTTCGACCAGCTTAAAGTGTTACTAACACGAACTGGTAAATACAGTAAGCTTGTTCTCTGTGGGGATGTGGCTCAGATTAGTCCTAAGTTTCAAGGGAGTGGGCTTGCTCAACTCCTAAAGATGGTGAACCATTTTGATATGCCTGTGCATACAATTGAATTCACTCGGGAGGATATTCTGAGGAGTCCTCAGTGTAAGCTGTGGATAACTGCTTTTGAAGACTATGAGGTATTAAGGAATGTTTAAGATTGGAAATAAGGATATGGAACGTATTCATATCAATGGAGTAGACCGACATTTCTACATCAATGGTATCATCGAAGATGAAGACGACTACATGGATTTGATTGATACGCTCTATCAAGGTAAGCCTAATGAGAACATCTACATCCATCTGAATACTCCCGGTGGTCGTCTTGACATCACTATGCAGATTCTCAATGCAATTAAGAGTAGCGAAGCTACGGTAGTAGGTATTGCTGATGGTCAGGTGATGTCTGCAGGAAGCATCATACTCTTTGCTTGCCCTAACATCTCCATCATGCCCTACAGTTATCTCATGATGCATGATGGCAGTGAAGGACTTGGGGGTAAGATGAATGAGAATATCAAGCAAGCTGTATTCACTCAAGCCCTTCTGAAGAAGATTTATATGGATGTCTATATCCCTTTCTTCTCTGAAGCTGAGGTGAATGCAATTCTTGATGGTAAGGATATGTGGGTGTCTGCAGATGAGATGATGCAGCGAGTACAGAATATTGTGGATAAGGCTGAAGCTGTAAGGGCTGCTCCTCAACGTAAGAAGAAAGGGAAGAATGCAGAAGAACCGATTCAAGAGTGACCTAGCTGCTAACGTATTTCGCTTCAAGTATGCGCAATCTCCCGATGATGATTGTGATCAATGTGCAGAGCGTATTGTAGAGGATGTATGTGGAACTCGATGGGGTACAGCACAAGCCCTTATGTCTGTAGATGAAAGGAAGCAGCTTGCAGAATACATTAAGACAATGGCATTCGTACCGGGAGGCCGTTATATTTACTACGCTGGTCGCCCTAACTCTTACTAACAATTGCTACTTGCTTCGTGCAGAGCACGATACAAGGGAAGAATGGGCAGACCTAGCCAAGAGGAGTACATCATGTCTGATGACAGGGGGTGGAATTGGTGTGGACTACTCTGTTCTCCGTGCCAAGGGCAAGCCTATCCGCAGAACGGGAGGTGTGTCTTCAGGACCACTTTCCTTGATGAGCATGATAAACGAGATTGGCAGGAACGTTATGCAGGGAGGGAGCCGGCGTTCTGCAATATATGCATCGCTAAACTGGAAGCATGAAGACATCCCTGATTTCCTCAAGGCTAAGAATTGGTCTGAGCAGATTAAGAATCTGAAAGCAGAAGATTTCAACTTCCCTGCTATGCTAGATATGACCAACATCTCATTGAACTATGATGATGCATGGCTTGATAAGCAGGATAGGCATCTTGATGCTACATTCTTACAGAACTGTCGTCAAGCTATGGAAACTGGAGAGCCGGGCTTCTCCTTCAATTTTAGGGAGAAACAGAATGAAACGCTTAGGAATGCATGTACTGAAGTTACGAGTGAGGATGATTCTGACGTATGCAATCTTGGCTCAGTCAATCTCGGTGTTATTACATCTCTGGATGAACTCAGGTCTGTGGTATCGCTGGCATCAAAGTTCCTCGTCTGTGGAACCCTACGCGCTAGTCTTCCATACGAAAAGGTCTATCAAGTCCGAGAGAAAAACAGACGACTTGGCCTCGGCCTCATGGGTATTCACGAGTGGCTGCTAAAGAAAGGATACGGATATGAGGTTGTTCCAGAACTCAAGCAGTGGCTTGAAGTATACAAGGATGAATCAGAGAAGTCAGGAAGGGAACATTGTGACAGGTTCTACCTCAGTCACCCTGCAGCCTTTCGATCTATTGCACCTACGGGTACTCTTGGTATTCTTGCTTCTACTACTACCGGCATTGAACCTCTTTTTGCTGTTGCTTATAAGCGTAGGTATGTTAAAGATGGTGATCGATGGCACTATGAATACTGTGTCGACTCTACAGCGGATATTCTTATCAAGCAAGGAATTGATCCTGAGAAAATTGAAACAGCTTACAAACTAAGTGGTGATTATGAGAAGCGAATTAAGTTCCAGTACGACTGCCAACAATATGTGGATATGAGTATATCAAGCACTCTGAATCTACCTGCGTGGAATTCTAAGCATAATAATGAATCTCTAGTTCCTCACTTCGCAGAAACACTAGCTAAATATGCTCCGGGTCTTCGTGGGATGACTTGCTACCCTGATTCTTCTCGTGGTGGACAGCCTCTGACTGAAGTCCCTTATAAAGAAGCGATTCTACACAAGGGTGTTGTTTTTGAAGAGAATGATGCATGTAAAGGTGGTGTATGCGGAATTTAGAAAAGAAAAAGGCCAGCTAGATTTCTCTAGCCAGCCTTAATGAATTACATTCAGGGCAACTCTTAATCGGGTTGCCCTTTTTTTTATTGCCTAAATTTCTCAGTTGATTATTACGAGAATGCAGGAGTAGCTGCGGAGAAGACCGCGCCACAGACGAACCATTCCGTGCCATTGCTGTAGATTTCAATCGCAGTGCCAGCTTCAGGCGTGGTGGCAGTCAGCGTCAAATGCGACGTGCCATTGCCATAAACAGGAACCGGAGAAGCGACAGCATTCGAGTCATCCCACGTCACGCCGCCATTGAAGAACGATGGGGTCGTTGCGACGATAACCCAATTCTGTGCTTCAGTAGCAACATCACCCATGATGAACTTGTAGCTCAAACCTGCGGCGATAACTGGCAGATTAAGAGTAATGCTGCTAGTCTGCTCAAGGATGACGTGGAGTTTCCCGCTATTTGCTGCCAAAACGCTGTAGGGGGTTGCGTCAGCAACAAAGACAGGGGCTTGTACGATAGCGC